GGTAATTATGGTGCTGCGACCGCTGGTGATAGAGGTGCTGCGACCACTGGTGATAGTGGTGCTGCGACCGCTGGTTATAGAGGTGCTGCGACATCAAGAGGTAGTTCATCAACTGGAAATAACGGTTTAGCGGTGGCGCGAGGAACAAATGTAAAGGTCAGAGGAGGTATGGGATCTATCTTGGTTATAGCAGAGGAGCAAGAAAGCTCGTACGATGTTTTCGATTGGAAAGCCGTTGTGGTTGACGGAAAGAATATCAAGGCTGATACTTGGTATATATTAGTAAACGGCGAATTTGTTGAGGTGGAAGATTAACTTACAATAATATATTATGATTAAAAAACTATTACAGAAGTATCAAGCGTACAGGGATAAAAAGTTCCTTGCACGCTTGGAGAGAGTGCTAAACAATAATGTGGTGGGCGCAAACTTATTTATAGAAAAAAATATATTTTCACTCAGGGGATTTCACATGTATTTTCCTAAAGGCGCAGTGGCGGATTTGCTAAACAAAATTCCTCCAAGTCTTGTCGAAGAGCGTCTTCGTTCAGGATATTACGAGAAACGAGAGACTCCGCAATCAGGTTTAGACTTTTAGAATAATAAAAACAATTATTTCCTACGGAAGCATTTATCTTGTATTTTCCTGAAAGGCTGTTTATTAGCTCTCTTTGAAAAATAAAGTTCCCTGCATCTTGTTTTCCTCTGCATGGAATGTTAAGCTGTTTGCAGATTGAGATAGTTAGACCAATTACTTCTTCAGGGCAGTAGATTGATGTTTTTATAAACTCTTTCATAAGTTATAATTTTTAGAATTTGACGAAACAAAAGTAACAACAAAAAGGAGCATATCCAACAGTTATAATGATAAGTTAGAATTTGACACTTAACCTTTCATTAGGATGTGCTCCTTTAATTAGAATGTGTTCTTTTTAAAACAAAAAAGAAATGAAACAGACAGTAGAAGAAGCAGCATACGATTATGCTGCCCAAAAAACGAAGTTCAGAAAAGACGTTCTGAAAGAAGTAGATGCTGATGATTACGTTTCCCGTCACTCTGATTGTATGGAAGATTTTCAGTGCGGTGTACAATGGCAGGCAAAGCAATCGCCTTGGATAAGTGTAAAAGATAGGTTGCCGGAAGAGTTAGAAAGTGTCTTAGTTTTGTCTAATTATGAGGGAAAATATCTTTACGAAGTAGCTTTTATAATGAATGGGAAATGGATATGCCATAACAATAAACCTGCCTATTGGACACCCATCCCCTCATTCGATGAGATACTCGAAGCAAACAAGGATGTACTGGAACGGATTAAAGAGAAAGGAGATTAAACAAATGATTGAACCAATAAAAGTAGCATGGTACGCGCTCACTAAAAAGGAGTATGCGTTCTTTTCAATCCAAAGGCATGAGATTGGGAATAGCGGTGGTAGATGTATCATATCTGATAATGCAACCCGTATTTTCTTAAGGACAATTATCGAGTTCACAGAAAAATATATTGAGGAGAAAGGAGGACTGTATGGCGGTAAGAATAATTAAAGACTCTAACAAAAAAAGACCGATTTATTTCCGTCATTGCTACAGATGTGGATGCGAATTCGAGTTTGAGAAAGAAGATGTGAAAGAGGAAATTTACGATCAAAGAGAAGGATACAATGTATTGTTTGTTACTTGCCCATGTTGTGGTAGCGATATTGGATGTAGAGAGAAGATAATAAGGTATGAACAATGATATGGAATTATGAAATCAAAACATCCATTAGATTGGCATAACGAAAACACACCATCGGAAGATGAAGAATACGAAAAGGGCCGTCTATCTATCTTCTTGATAGTAGCAATCATTTTCATTTCATTAACGGCTGTAATTTTATCTTACGAATTATGAAATCAAAACAAGTATTATCAATAGACCAGATGAAGCACCTGAGGGAGCTTGGCTTGGATACGAGTGATGCAAGTATGCACTGGCAGTTTTTGCCTACGGTTGAATCTTTTTTCAATGGAGTGCTCGCCTTAGAGGAAAGGCCCACTCTCTTCGTTTCTCAACCGAATATGAAATATGAATACCCAGCTTACACCTTGCAGGACATTCTTGACAAGCTGCCGAGATCCTTGAATCCATTTCCGTCCGAACAAGTATTGTTTTCATGGACGATTGGAGGGAATATTATATCATACCGAAGTCTTGGAGGTATAGATCTTTGTTTCAAACATTTTACTAATGATTTATTAATTGATGCAGCCTACGAGATGCTTTGCTGGTGCGTTGAAAATGGATATATCGGAAAGGAGAATAACTATGAATGATGAAGAAATACGGAATTTAATCAAGATTCAGTTGCGACATCTAAGTAAAGAACTGTTGATAGACGCTCTTACTGATATTTGTATGGCAAATCCTGCATTTAGAATGACAAACGTTTTGGGCAGTTTACAATGTTTCAATACAAGAGACGTTATAGATGGGGTACAACGAATAAATATGAGTTTTGATCCATTAAAACGAATATCAGAGAAGGAGGTGAATCATGGATAGTGTACAGACACAAACCTTTTCCATTCAGGGAGATGGAGGTGGTGAAGCATATATTAATTTTTGTAATGGAAGCTTATGTGTTTCTGTTGTAGTAGAAGACAAGCAGGCGGACTTTCATTTTGATGATATTACTTTGAATGTGTTTGCTTATGCTTATAAATTGCATTGTGAAGAATGCAAAAAAAAGGAAGGAAAATAAATAACGAAAGGAGAATAATCATGGAAAATTATTTTAAAAGCGTATTTGGTGCGTATGATGGTTTACATACAGATACATTCAAACATATTCCCGAAATTAGTTACTATAACCACAACTATTATATAGGGTTGAAAAGAGGAAACAGTGCAATACATGACTTGCTTTTTGCGGAAAGCGATGACGATAATCTTACAGAGTGGTATATTGTTCTTGGAAATTGTGTTAGGCATATTGGATATGAATTTTCAGACAAAGGAGTGATTAATTTATCGGATGAATAGCTATGGAGAAAGATTGTGCCTCATGCCTATATGGGAAAATATACCAAGATAACGGAGGTATGGCAGTGATATATTGCAGATTGTATAGAAATAGTTATCCAATCTCACATTTCTGCAATCGGTTTAAAAAACAAAAGAAAGTTGGTTAATCATGGAAGTAAAGAACGCAATAATAATAGACGGGGTGCTGCATGAAGCGGCGAACTATAATAAAGGTAGTGATTGTGATACATGTTCTCTTCGTAAAGAATGTGATAAATTTGAAAGACATTGTAATGAATGGCTTTGTAAGTTTTTTGGTTGTTGGTATTTTATCAATCGTGGCAAAGTAACTGTTACACCTTATCGCGAAACACCTAAAAACGTTGGAGAAATAATCAAAATAAGTAAGGAGGAATAACAATGGGATTTACAACACCAGCGTTTATACGCAAAAATACACCGGAGCTTCGGAAAAAGTTGGAAGGATTGGGGTATTTATTTATTCCTAACGGATGGAATGAATGGAGCATACCGATAGAAAACTGTGAATATTTATTATGCGATACGGATACTTATCAAGGAAATCCTATATCTTACTATACAGGTAAGGTATGCAAACCTAATTTGGGGATTGATTGTGGAACCAACGAGGTGCTTTTCATTGCTTTAGCCGCATTAAGAGATGATACAGATAAGTTTCAATGGTTTACCGACAGCAAAAAATGGTTTCAATGCCAATACCTGAAAGTAGGTATGCACTACCATGACAAGCCTGAAATTTTATTTGAAAAGTGGCACAAGGCTACCGTAAACGAACTTGTTGAACATTTTAAAGAAGGGGAGGAATAACGATGGAAATATTAAGAGAAGCAACTCCTATCGCTCGTAAAGAACATAGATGTGATTTTTGCGGTGACATAATCTCTGTTGGAGAAAAATATAACAGACAGACCAATATTTATGACGGAAGTATCTACGACTGGGTAAGCCACTGTGAATGCTCTCAATTGGCTTCTGAACTTGATATGTATGATGATTGTGATGAAGGGCTTGACGGGGATGGGTTTATTGACAACTTGAATCAGTACGTTTATGAAAATCATTACGATGATAAAATAGATGATATTGCGAAGGATTGGCAATTGTCACGTCACGAACTTGTAAGGAAAATATTGGATGAATTAAAAAAGGAGAAATAACTATGACCGAAGAACTTGTAACATTAGAAACAGCGAAGATGCTGAGAAAGAAAGGATATAATGAATATTGTGGGTTAGTTATTGGAGATAATGGCAATGAAGCAATTGTTGCTTTTCGGACAAATAATGATTTTCCTGAAGGTGCATATTCTCGCCCTACTCAGTCTTTTGCTAAAAAATGGCTGCGTGAAATCAAAGGTATGCATGTTGAAATATCTTATATGTATGGAGGCTATTGGACATATGATATACTGACAATTCCGGAACATGACTTGGTAGGGTTGTCGGATAGACCTATTATTCATTATAAATCCTACGAGGAAGCACTCGAAGCAGGTTTGCAGGAAGCATTAAAACTTATATAACCATGAATAGAAACGAATACTGGGAACGCTGCAAACATTACAGCCATTACAGCGGGCAGTGTTACAAAAAATCGTCCATATCAGGCATAGCAAACAATGTGCATGTGAATATGAAATGTGACGGTAAATGTCCTCGCATGAGGAATTACGATAAGAGAAACGGAATATTAACTGATAAAGAAAAGCAATCATGAAAAAATACTATTACTATACTTATCGATCCAAATCAGGTGGAATATGCTGCGATGTATGCTCGATTGAAGATGGTGATTTTGATTTAAATCGCATGATACGTGATTTGTATAAAGATTACGGGTGCGTGTGTATAATCACTTTTTGGAAAGAAATATCCAAAGAAGAACACGAAGGGTTAATGGAGTTCTGTGATAAAGTTAATAAGGAGGGATAGTTATGTTGCGTGAAATAAAATTCAGAGGGAAAAGCATAATTGGTGATAAATGGGTCTACGGAGACTTGCTTCACATAGGAGGTGGATATATTATAAATCATGGTTCTCAAAAAGATTATGATATTTCTCATGATAATAAGTTTGCCATTCAGTTTTATTATGAAGAAGTTTCTGTCGTTTTTCCTGATACAGTAGGCCAGTTCACTGGGCTATACGACAAGAACGGAATAGAGATTTACGAAGGTGACATTATTAATGTTAATGGTAAGTATCCGAGGTTGGTAAAGTTCATAGATGAATATGCTTGTTTTTGTATTGCCAGAATATCCGACTTAGATAATAATTTAGAAACTGGATACTGGCAACAGGTAATACCCGGATGGTGGAATAATCCTGATAGAGAGATAGAGGTTTGCGGTAATATTTATGATAATCCGGAATTGTTGAAAGTATGTAGCCATGATTAAAAAAAAGGATGCCTGTACATCCCCTTAAAACAGCATTACGCCACTTTCTTACTATCTACCAAGAAAGAAAAGTATTTGGAATGTTTTGGATATATCCGCTTACCGTTCCTTATGATATACCGACAGAAAATACGAGTTTTGCCGTTTTCATCTTGCGTTCTAACAGTCATATAATACACCTCCTTTCCGTTTTGCCTACTAACCTGTATTAGCAGACTTCAAGCTGCACCCTGTCAAGTGCAACTAAAAAAGCCCAAAGTTACAGGACATTGGGCTTAAATGTCTTTTCTCAATGAGAACGGACAAGAAAGGTGACGAATGACAGTTCGTCGGATTGGAGGTATTATACTCCTGTTAAAACGCGGTACAAATATAGGTTTTAGCCTACAAGTAAGGAACTTTATTAACGATTTTAATAGTCAAATTAACACATGAGTAAACTCTACAAAGCAACAATTTTCGGCAAGCCGTTCATGCTTGGATGGTTCAGCCATGCGGACAAATGGTATCACAAGTTTAGCATAATAAAATGAACATGAAAATTATATTTCTTGATATAGACGGAGTGATTTCCACGCAAAAGACGCATTATGCACTTGATAAGGATGCGTGTGATTTACTTGGAAAGATTATAGATGCGACAGATGCGAAAATTGTCATATCTTCATCGTGGAGGAGAAATACGGTAGAAGATACAAAGGAAGAACTGACAACCGTAAGGCCCTTAGTGCCATTCCCATTTCCATACGCAGATAGGATTATAGGGGTTACGATAAGAGCGTATGTCTACGTTATGCAAGGTGTTCATCTTGGCATCCCTCGTGGGGTTGAGATAAAACAATGGATTGACACGCATATTCACTCTGACAACGGTAAAAACTGGAACTATAAAGAAATTGGGGTTGATTTCAATTATGTGATACTTGACGATGACAGTGATATGCTTCTTGAACAAGCAGAACACTTTATTAAGACTGACGCCTATTTAGGATTGTCTGAAAATGATGTCGAACAAGCAATTAAGATATTAAATCAATGAAAATAACAGAATTAAAAATCGGTGACCGGGTGAAGGCTCTGATATTCAATGTGATGCAAAAATGGACGTACATGAAATGTTTGTTGAATACTCCGAAGATGTCCCGCAACCTAATGGAGGAGTAAAACCAGCAAGGCGATTTATAATGAATCGTGACGGTTTTACTCTATTAACAATGGGGTTCACTGGTAAGAAAGCCCTAAAATTCAAATTGGAATATATCGCGGCTTTCAATGCAATGGAGAAAGCACTGAAACAGCATCTCTCCTCTGCACAGATGTTTGCAATGCAAGCGAATATAAATCTTGAATACGAGAAACGAATAGAGAATGTAGAGAATGAGATTGCGGCAATAAAGAAAGAACGGGAAGAAAACGGGAAATTTTTATTGTCAGTGTCTATGTCTTCGGAAGAATTGCCGCAGCTGTCTATGCGTGACAACATTCGTCAGCTGGTAAACAAATACGCATCCGCCATGAATATAAGGCAGCAAGACGTATGGCACAAGATTTATGACCAGCTGTATTACCTATATCATATCTCCATACGGAACTACAAGAAAGCAAGACGAGACGAATCCAAACTTGAAATAGCCGAACGTAATCATTTCCTTGATAAGATATACAACATTATATCCAATATGGTGAGAGAATCTAAAGCGGCCTAACCATATCACAAAGTCTTGCCCGTATCTATTGCGGGCAGGCTTTTATCAATAAAACCTAAAACAAATATTCATCATGGAAAGAAATACAATACCTGCTAAAAAACAATATGATGTCAGCGCAATGGGCGAATTTTTTAGAGACATTATAGCTCCTGAAGAACTTAGAAAGGAACTCGTAGAACTGGCGTTTGATTACGCGCAATATGTAGATGAAGGGAGCACAGATTTGTTCAAAAACAATATGAGTACCATATACATACTGTATAGGGCGCTGGAGGATGTGAAAGAATTAGAGAAACAGGGTTAACAGCATAGCCAGCTTTACCGCAACAATAAGCGGTATAGCATTGCAAATAACGTCCTCGGCTATCTTTAGAGCACGTTCCATTGCATCATAGCAAGCAGTCGGCAGAACATCCAGTGCGGTAAGTCTTCCGACTGCTTAATCAATATGTCTAATTGTTCATTCATAGCTATATTTTAGGCACATATAAGACCATATTTTATTATCTCCCGGCATCCAATCTTCATCGTCAAACCAAAAGGCATACGCCGCTTCGATAATATCCTCTCCGTCCAAAACCTTGCATAAATCCGTCCAAAAAACATTAAAGGCTACGTATTTATCCCAGCGGGTACATCCTGACGGGAAATTCTTGTTCTTGGTGACTTCCTCTATCTGATCTACCGTCCAATATCCACCCTTGTGTTCGTTGCCTTCCTTGTCTGTGTATTCCATATCGGCAACATCGTGCATGGCAAACTCCTCGTTGTAATGGCATCCGCTCATGGCACCGTACAGCTTTCTCAACGCCAGCCAATACTTTTTAGGCTCTTTCTCTTTCATCGGCTCCAGCACATCCGAAAGGATGCGGGTGCTCTCTATCATTACAGCTTCACCCTTGCCTTTACCGTACTTTTCTATCAACTCATAAATAGTCATAATCTTTTCCCTTTCTTTTAATTAAGTAGTATGTTTCTTACCTGAATATCCTGCTTGCACCTCTTAGCAACACCTCAAAAATGGCGTCCCTGGTAAGGTTTGCTCCCACCTCCCGCCAAAAATTGGGCTTGCTTTGCTTTCTGATTATTTGAAGCAGCAGGTCCTGCTGGCGAAGGTGATGTTCGTTGTTCTTTTCAATGTCTTTTTGTAAGAGTAAAAGAGCTTTGACACCGTCGTCCTTGCAGTTACCTATACACTCGTTGAGGTATTTGTCCATGCAATACTTCATAATCTTCTTGTTGCCCATATTGTTATTTCTTTCCGCATGACGGGCATTTAACTGTCTTTGCGGGCTTTGGTTTTACAATTACAAATCTTCCCATAACCGATCGTATTTTTTGTTTATATAAGCCAAAAGCAAATCAATCCATAGTGCGGCCAAAGCGCACAGAAAAGAAACAAGGATGCAACGAATAACCGGACCTCCGCATGCAATGCTGTAAGCCAGCGTGAGCCAAAAGCTGATACACTTGCTGCATTTCAGCTTCTCTGATAAGCGTCCTATCTTTCCCGGGTTTACCGGAACAAGTCTTTTCAAAATGCCTGATATGGCGTCAAAAAGTCCCAAATAGATGAACAGGCATACGGAAACGGTTATTATCATTGCATCCCCAATCATACACTACTTGTTTTTGGATGATTTGGTTTCGTTTGCTAAGCTTTCATCTTCACCAAGCAATGCAGCTACGGCAGGCGCAGGAGCAGGGCTTGTGACAGTCAGGCCGAACTCTATTTCCACCGCATTTGTTTTCGTGCAGCAGTCTTGTACGTTGGTAGGACTTACCAGCACATTAGGCGTAACGGTAAGCGTTGCCGATGTAGGTACTGTGGTTGAATAGAACGGTACGGTAATTGAAGTGAACACTGTATCCGTCTGCGGGCATACGTCACAATTGTTGCATCCGCATACGTATGGCAGATAACTTACCGAACCTACCAATTGGATAGACAGCGAATAAAGGTTTCCGCCTAAAGAATCAATAGACTTTAAAACGGCCCTCATGGTCCCACTCAAAGGATATTGGGCGGTGATACAGATGTTCCGGTTACGACACAGATAATGAATCAGGTCAATGTAATACATTATTGGGGATGGTGTCGTAGTCCCTGTGGCTACGGGGACAAGCTCCAATACGGAGGTTTGTCCCGATTTGTTTTTACAACAGCTCATAATGAATCGTTTTTTTATTAATATTATTCAGCAACGGGTTCCTCTGCTGATTGAGGGTATTTCTTTGGAGCCGGCACCCGGCTCTTCATCTCTTTTACAGAATCAGGCGTTCCTACACCCAGCAGCACATCGAGTTTTGCTTCAATGTTTATCAACCGTTGTTCCGTAGCTATCAGGAACTTATTGTTTGATACTGCTATCTCGTAAATGGCTTGTATGTATTCGTTCATATTGTTTTGTTATTTAAAATATTTGATGATTTGATTTTTTACAAACAGGTTGTCTTTCCATTTAGGAATGCACTCTGTCAGCTTTTGTGCTGTTACCGCTCTTCCCTCGGAAGCATGTTCGTTTACAAAGTTCTGCAATGCCTTTGAGGCTGCATCCGCTTCTTCCTGCGTATCGGCATATACTTTAAAATTTATCTCAAATCCTTTCATAGTGCATTTATTTTAATTATAACGGAGGCAGAGGCGGTGATACTGGAGCAGCCCCCGAAGGCGGCATGCCACCTCCTTTTTTCAGGCTTTTCAAAAACTCTATGCCTTGCATGATATCGTTCTGATTTTCTTTCACCCAACCGAATATCGTTCCGGCGGTATCCCTCACCTGTTGCATGGTTGTGGGAGGAACAATATCAAACGTAGGCAGTTCTTCCATGTCCTTAGCGAGAAAATCATACAGCTTCTCCGCTTCCTCTACGTTTCCTTTGGCTATCATCAGAGTTTGCATTTTCAGTGCAACCTTACTGGTAGGCTTTATCATTTTCAGCATTTCCATATTGTATTTTTTCTTTCTCCAAAACATAAGTAGCAATGTTTTTTGTAAAAAGGGAAAGGCTTAGTGCGCCCTTCCCCGATACCGAAATGCAATTAGCCGTTGCAAGGACATCCGCAAGGCTGCGGTGCGCTGTATAATGCTACGGGCTGCGGACACATCTGTGAGCGACCAGTCAAACGGTCAGCCACGATCTGTGCTTCTGCCTGTGCGTATGCGCTTGCACCTGCTCCTGCTCCCGCCAAAGCGTTAGCCGTAGCGCCTGTCTGAACATTTACGTAGTCAATCATGCGAGGTTGCTGATTTACACGTTCTGCACGTTCTGCAATAGCCAGTTGAGCCAGTCGGTCAATGTCTCTTTGGTTGGCTTTGCTTCCCTGTGCGGCATAAACGCCACCGAAAATCCAAGCTCCGATGCCAGTCAACAAGGCTGCACTACCGATAGTGATAGCTGCAATTGATGTTCCGCTGGGTCTCTTCGCTGTTTTTTCAGCCACCATGAAGTGCTCGTAGGAACTCATGTCGGTTCCGTCGGACATGGCTTTCATTGCCATTAAATCTTCTGCTGTCATAGTCATAAAATATTTATTGTTTCAAGGCAGCCCGATGTAGGCTGCATGACAAAGGACAGGATAAGTACTATGCCACCGAAATAATACCTTGCGAGTTCATTGCTAATTCATTGCTCGCATCCAATGCTAAAAAATCACAATGATAGAAAAATAGTTATCTCATCCTTTGTGATTGATAGAATTATAGTTATCTTTGCAGCGTTATCCACATGACTGATAAGTCATTTCGTTTAATTTTAAATCTTAGTAAATGAAAGTTTTAAAAGTAAAGGCTGTGATAGCCTTATTAGAGGCGAAAGGGTGGAAACATATTAGGACTAATGGCGATCATAGAATTTTTAGGAAAGATGGCGAACCTCGCCCGATTCCTATTCCTGGAAATCCTAATGATGATTTAGCCATTGGAACACTTAAATCAATTTTCAGACAAGCCGGTTTAACAGAAGCTGACTTGAATGAAATTTAATCCACTCTTTAGGGAACAGCAGGACAATAGCCAGTCCTGCTTTCTTTGAAGAGAGCAAAAAAGGATATTATTAACGAGTAATAAATTATGAAGTATGAAACCGCTAACCGTTATCATCGAGAAAGCAGAAAATAATTATTCTGCTTATATCCAAGAAGTAGATGGTATTGTAGCAACCGGAAAAACCGTAGAAGAAATTAAAGCGGGCATCATCAACTCTATTAATGTATTAATAGAAGATTGCAAGGAATTTGGTGGTGTTATTCCTGTTGAACTTCAAGGAGACTATGAATTGTCGTTTAAAATGGATGTAAAATCATTACTCCAATTTTATTCCGGCATCTTTACAAAAGCTGGTTTAGAACGTATCACCGGAATAAACCAAAAACAATTATGGCATTACGCATCCGGAATGAGAAATCCCCGTCCGGAACAAACTTTAAAAATAGAAACAGCGCTTCACAAATTAGGTGAAGAATTATTGGCTATAAATTTATAACGCTGTTCCCTTTCCGCTTCTAAAAGCCCTCATTGAGAAATGGGGGCTTTAGCATTTCGCCAATATCATATATACCACTCTTTATGCTCCACTTATTCATTTTATTTTCAAAATGATTGCGTATATAATTAACCGCCTGCCGGGTTAACCCCGTATTCTTGGATATATCCTCGTCCGTCAGATATTTAGACAGAAAATATATTAAAATATAACGTGCGTCTACGCATTCCTCCTTATTGCTTTCAATCATATCCAATTCTCCAACCCCTGTATGCCTGCATACCGTAGACATCACAATCTGATACAAATCTCCTGTTTTCATATTATTCTGCTTTAAAACATGTAATTATTAAAAACAAAAATCACAACCCGGCGTTATTAAACTCGAAAGCCTCGTAACAACTCGGATTGTGATTGTTGTCTCTTGTGTTCGTTTCGCAGACAGAGGACAAGAGATAGGGGCTTTCTTTCTACTCTAAGCCCCGAAAGAGCGTCAGCTAAAGCCAACTTCTACACTTATTTCTTTTTTATCCTTATGGCAAGCCAAATAACGGCCAATGCGACACATGCAATATTTAGCATTATGCTCGCACCTCCGTAATTGATTTTAAACCGTTCCCACCATGAAAGTTTCCTTTCCACAGGATAGGGCCTTGGCACTTCAATTCTTCTTATCTTTTCAATGAAGTAGGGTATCTTTACCGTCGCAGTAGCTTGAGGATAGATGCCTAATGAGTGGTTCAATATCCCCTTATTCCAAGACGCATAACTATAAGCATACGGGTTATGCAGGAATGACACAGTATCGCGGGTAGATACGCTGTCTTTATAAGGTATCAGCTTCTCCTGAAACGTTGTATCGTGGTAGACTATACTGTCAAGCACTTTTGTTTCAATAGGCACATAGACCGTCCTCGTTCGGCACGAAGCAAACACGAACACCAGCAGCATAGCCAGCAATCCAACAGACGCCCAAAACAATAGATTTCTTAGTTCTTTCATAATTTTTCCCAGTTTTCTTTTAACCATGTTATTTCATCATCGGTAAGTGTACGATTAAAGAGAAGAATATCGCCATGACAACCGACAAACTCTCCAGTAATCTGTCCTCCTATTACTAATACTTCACCGTCAGACGAATCACCGAAAGAGATAGGATTTCCGTTATAAGATTGTTTTGTCTGATAAGTTATGCCACTTTTATTTCTTAAATCGTCAATTCCCGTTGATTGTGAAAATGAAAAGGTTTCACTATTTAATGAAACATCGATTTTTTCAAAAGTAAATGCACAATTAGGCCAAATGTTTCCCTTATTAGCAAATACTCTATTCCCGTTATTCTCAAACCACGTTCTATCAGCAATAATAGTATAATCACTCAAGAGAGGAAGTCCATAAGCAACCCCATAAGAACTACCATTATAACATAACTGGTTGGGGTAGTCGGGAGTTTGGGTAACAGTAACTTTAGAGTCGTCTTTTAATGAGCAACTAATGCGTGATAGCAAGCCTGATGTTTCCAATTCCGATCCGGGGATTGTATATATTCCATCTTTAAATACACCAATTTCCTTAAAAACGCCATTCTCATTATAGCCCAACCTTAAATATCTGACTTTATCACTGAAACCCTTAACTTGTATATTAATAGAGTTAGTTTTGGTACCGCGTAAGGTAATTCCTTTTTCGCCAACGGTAGTAAACACGACTTGCTCAGGAGAAACCTCATCTGAATTATTATTAGCCCATTCCGTAAAATCAGCATGATATAACCCTATCCCGCTATCCAGTTTCCCTTTAAACTTATAGAGAAACAAATCATGTCCATTGGCACTGAAATCTTTAGCTTTAGAAGTCGGAAGTTGAGTAATTTTGATATTGCATTCGCCGACAGCATTCGTCTTAAAACCAAAATAACGGGCATTATTCTTAAAGGTATATATGCCGTCTTTTTTAATTTCCCCTTTTCTTCCTGTATTATCTGAAACAATCAGAAATAAATCATCAGATACTCCAGTGACATTAATAGTTAAATCAGAATAAGATTCTTGTTTATCTTCAATAATATTATAAAGTTCTTTACTTTCAGTAATAAGAATTGTATTTTGAGTAACAGTTACCGTACCCCTATTAGGAAACTTATCCCATGTAGTAAAGTCCTCTGCATAGCTTTCAATCACATCATATTCAGTCAGTCCTTGCTTGCGAGGAGAATACCAACAAACAATACTGTCTTTGAGACCGGACGGCCATGCAAGCCTATTACCGGAACGATCAGCAGGCAGCCCGATAGCAGAAAGACCCAAAGAGGGCATCCTAAATTCAGGGATTCGGATAGGAGGAATATTGATTTGTTTCATTGTTACCCCTCCTTAACAACCTTAGCCTCCAACACTTCCGTAAACGATTCAACCGACACATTAACCCCTGCCGGGACATCTACATTGAAAATCAAGTTGGCACTACCGTTGTACGGGCCATAGCCGCCTACGTAGATTGCATCCATGCCGTCAATGTTGGCATAGATATTTAGCGAACCTGCTTCTTGTCTCTTCACCTGTATGGTAACAGGGCCTTCGGATACGAAAGATGCTACGTACTTGTTTTCCTCGTTTTTGCTGAATGATAAATCTGTTGCTGCCATAATGCTTTTATTTAATTGTTAATAATTATCTTATGTAATTACGATTCAAATCTCAAATCGTTTATCCTGTTCATCCACCCTCTTTTAAACTTGTTGTTAGCCGGACGTTTCCTGCATATATCCTCGATGAAATCAAACCGAGCAATCTTGATAAGGTCGAACAATTCACGAGGATTACGGGAATTAACAGCGGCAATGGTCTTGGGCCCTACAATGCCATCCACGACTACACCAAGCAAACGTTGAGGTATCTTAATGCCATGAACACCGGATGCCCACACCCAGTCCACAAGGATATTTGCTACGGACTGGCTTGTTATCAAATCTGCCTTCCATTTATCCCAATAATGCGGCTTGAGCACCCGGTTAACGACATCCTCACGAGTTAACAGATGCAGGTCATCCACGTCTATATCACCGTCACCGTCCTTGTCATAGCCACACGATTTCCATGCGCCGATAGTCACGCCCATATTCGTTGCGCCTCCAAGGTCTGCCGGGTCATCCGCAAAACCGCCTTCCCATTTGAGAATGAACGGTGCAAGTTTATTCACATCGGCCATTTTTCTTTTCCTCCTCGTTTTTGATTATTGCTATATTTGCAAAAAAAATCATGTTAAAATACAACTCATTTTTCTATGGATTTATCGACATATCCGGTTCCCTTTACCGAAAGTGTATAAATTATGACATAAAAAGAAAATGGTGCAATAAAAGCAAAGTCAATTAAACTCATTTCTTTTCCTCCTCATCTTTCGTTATTATCTCACTAACATCTTCCTTATCAACATTAAAAACCTTTTTGCAGAATACGCCCAAAGCTTTTAATATATTGAAATCATACCCCTTAGGCTTTAATATGTTGCTTATAATAGAACAAAACTCTATAAAGCACACAAAGAGACAGGAATATATATCAATGTTCCACTTGTCCCCGGAAGCAATGTTTATCATCACAACCATGCAGACAAAGGCAAAGTAAGTTACCATTTTACCCATAGTACGGCGTATGGCTCCGGAGAAACGTACTTCCTCATTCATTAATAAACTCTTCCTAACTCCAAACGCCAAATCGCAGATAATAACTGCAAATGATACTATCAGCCAAGGTATCATGTGTTCCAATGACCGTACAATAAAGCTGCTTGCTATCATCGCAAATCCACCCGGTATGCTTTGGGTAACAATGTTTTCTTTCATTTTATCGTTATGTTTAAATTTCTTCCTATCTTTGTGTCACGTACAAACTGTAAGCGTAAATTTTATTAATCAGGCAGACTTTAGTTATCAAGATTACTGTTCGTGTTGTTCGTCTGCCTTGCCCGCCTTATTCGTGAGAACATGGCGGGTTTTTTATCCACATACTTTTTCGTTAATCTAATCCATTTCTTTTTCTTGTTTGAAATTATTTATATATTTGTATCATCCATAGTATCAGAACTAACTACTGCATCCCCGTTTGGCTCGTGAGAGTGGAGCGGGGAATTTGCTTATCTGTTTCATCGTACTATCTGCAAGTTATATTCACTGTCTGAACATCCATAGTTACGAATGAACCTTTATTGTCAGAGGTAGCCTCAAAGACCAAATAAGAAGCGGTGCCGGATCTTAACAGGCTGCTGAAAACCAAATAGAACTCCTGATACTGTCCCTCGGTTGAAGAAGGCTCTATATATATCTGACTGATATTCTGCAAAGAACTATTTGCGGGTTGTCCGAACTGGCTGCTTTGATATGTTCCGGCCACAACAGAGCATCTTATCTTTATGGTCCCTTCTCCTGAAGAAGGCGTGAACGATGAGTTCTCAGGAATAATGTACATCCCCTTCGCCTTACGCTCTATCTTCATCCTTACACAAAAATATCTTGTGCCTGAAAAAGAGAAAGTAAGGTCGCTGTCTCTTGAATACCAAGTAGGATTAACCAACGTAAACGCCACATAGGTAAGGCTTGCCCGGCGGCTGAAATAGTTTACTATGCTAATCCTTTTGAAAAACGGAGTATCGCTGCCATTCCATGGAGCTACAATGCCCGTTCCGCCCTCGGCACTTCCACTTGAGCTTATTTTCTGAACACCCATACATACATACAGCGACCGCCCGACAAGCTGGCTTGTATTCTGCATTATCTGCGAAAGCTGGATCTTTATATATTCTGCCCAGTCGGTAATGTTTGCAATGTCTTGCCCTGATATTTGTTTGTAAGTCGGAGCGTCCATTACATAAAAAGGCATACCCGTTTCCAAGTAGCATTCAACAACAAACCTATATCCGGAAGATGTCGCAAAAAAGTCCCTGAAATTAAAATCGGACCCCGAATTTATCATGCAAAAAGCAGTGAAGCTATCTTCATCAAACATATTCAGTTCCGACTTATAATTAGTTATGCCTGTTGTAAACGGCTGGACAGCCGCGGTATTGTACCCTTTGAAATCACCAAGTCGGTAAGGCTCACCCTGTCCGCCTCTCGGAAGCTGATATTCCCAGTTGGGGTAGTTTGCTTGAGAAGGGTTTGTGGTAATTTCATAAGCCATTTTATTGAAATACACATATCCCGCCTTCAATGTTGGGGTAACCATTCCCCACATACACCCATCCGCACGTGTAGGGTCTGTGCTATAATCAAGGTTGAAGTTTGTTGCCTTTCGGTAAGGTTTGTATTTGGCCCACTTGTTGATATTAGCCCTCGTTTGGAAGAATGTTATCACCTCATTAGTGACACTTCCCCCCGCAGAGTTCAGTACGTCACGTACATTAACGGCAAGGTTGACATCGGTATTAGGTACAATAGCCATATCATACCTCCTTCCGTATAATGGTGATACCACCAGTAACAGCAATAGACATATCACTGCTACCGTCAATCTCGTAGTCCCCATGTACGACCCTGTCCGCTTCATATAGGCTTTCATCTGCATAACAATTCCAATTAGAGGATGTTACCCCCCCCCCATCGCAAGTTGTTGATAACCAATAGGTTACCAATAACTAATAAATCAACCTTTACCTTTTTCATGACACAACCCCTTCTTGATTAGTTACTTGAACACATCAAATACACCCTCTATTGCAGTGCGCAAGATGTACGGATAGTTCTCCGCATACTTCTTCAGGGTTGCTGCCTGTTCTTTTGTTACCTTTGACTGGCCTGTTTTGTAGATTTCGCGGGCTACTTCCACCTCTCCCAATTCCTTAGACTGGGAGTATATCACGTTGGCAAACTGTTTAACCAATACGCCAATCTCACCGTCACCGTCTACGAATATCTTAGACTTTGAGCCGTCAATGTTTTCGATTTCTGCTTTGGCAAAGTCAATATCTCTCAACTCTTCTTTTTCTTTCTTATCTTCCATGATGATTATAGTTTAATGGTTGTATAATTACAATGAAACGGGCTGTGCGGTAGCTATCTTGGCTTTCGTGTCGGCAATAAAGGTATTGACGGCCGCGGTGATATTGCACTGTTCCTGCTTGTCTCCCACGTTATGGTTGATGCTCAGGTTCTCGTTGCCGTAGCTGTTGAAAGTAGCCACCTGTGAGCCGTCTTTCTTCACTGTGCCTGAATTGATATTACCTACAATGCCATTGTTTATCTCGGCATCCGCTTCAATGTCATAGACCTTAGATTCGTCTACGGAGTTATTTACTCTTACTGTTGCTCTCACTAACTTTTCATAAGCCACTTTTTCAGCGGCGGTTGTTGATGTACTCATAACTTTTGTTTTTATTGGTTTACTATTCTATTGTTATCATATTGTCATTTGCATCTACTTGCATCGATGCGATTTTCATTTGGGAAAGGCCGATGATTCCCAGTATCTCTATCCCGGTCTCACGCTCTATGCTGTTTCTCACGCCTGATATGTCGGTAATGAGGAACTGCGGAATATCTTTCCCACCAAACCGCACAAGCGTATTGCAGTAATACACATCTTCCATTTCACCGCCAGCACCAACAAGAGAGCCGGGGTATTTGCGTCCTCTCACGATGTCGAACTTCTTTACCTTGTCATCGGCAATAAGCCCAACACTCGCACCTGTATCAATAAGGAAGAAGCCTTTCTTTCCGTTTACCTCGGCTTCAATGATAAGCCGCTTGTCTGATAATGATTTGAACTGTTTCATGGTCTATTGCATTAATAATTCTGTATATCTACTGTTTGAGATAGCGTTTGTCCATTGATTACGACAGTTACATTCACTTTCTTTGCTCCGTCAAAATTGGATATTTGAGAACCAAGATATGACTTACCGAAACTAAGGTAGGTATCGGCGTCAATGTACTCGTTGTAAGTAAATGTGTTTATAACAGATTCATACTGAGTATATATAGTAACCTTGATATTGGCCGATAATCTACTGTTGGTATTATTGTATATCTTATAGTTTACAGATATTACCTTTGTTCCGGTGCTAATCTTAGTAGCGCTTAATTCTTTTAGCTCTACTGGTGGCGCGTAATTCTTCAATGTAACCTCACCGTATGCGAATGTTAATGGCGTGAAGAAACCGGACGTAGGAGCCGTACTTGAACCTACATCCTTAACGCTTGAAACAAAGAGGAATGATTTATATTTTCCGGCAGCATGGCGAACCCTGTCAAATACGAATATGGCATTACCCGGATAATTGCCTATTGTTGGGTCATCAGCGACAGAAGCGTTACCAGTAGCCATATAAAACTCTGTACTACCAATCTTTAGCAGTCCGAGACATAAATAGCTATTTCTCCAATCACCAACTACATTACCTCCCGAATTAATATAATGGAGATCGGCTAATGTAAGGTTGTATTGCTGAGACGGTTGTACGTTAACAGGAACCGTTATTGAAAAGGCGGTTGTGCTGTCAGCCATCATTACAGAGTCATTATAAGGTAGATATGGTTGTACGGCTTCAGTATAATATCCCCTGAAATCTTCAAGCCTTAGGGGTTCCGAAGTGCCACCGACTGGAGGTATATAGGCAAAATAAGGAGTATCACAATTTCCAGCAAGAGGCGAGCCGTTACGGACATAATCAGCCATGTAATTGACATTGTCCCAATACGGCACATTAGACAACCCCCAGTTTCTTGAACTGCGCTCATTATCGGTTACGTTAAAGTTTTTCGGGTATTTGAACGGCTTATACTTCGCCCATTCTCTAATATTTGCATCCGCAGTAAAAAAGCTTGGTGCATAATTGATATTAACATTACCCCCTGCATCCCTCAGCACCGCACCGATGTTGTTTGACAGGTTAATATTGGTATCGGGTATTATTGCCATTATGCTGCCCTCCTTTCCAGTTCGATAATACGGTTCATCATTTCTTTATTGCTATTTTTCAGCTCCTTGTTCTCTCTTTCAAGAAATTCTATTCTCGTTTCGTGGTTATTGAAATCCTCTATCAAAAATCTTTGGAAATGCTTTGCCATAGACAGTACGCATGTAGTTGCAAGCACATCATAACTCATTGTGAAGAAGCCCTCATTGTCTGTGTCTGTCACCTGTGGAAGAAACATGTTCCAATACTGGGCGCTCGTTCCTGCTCTGACCTTGCATTTTTCATCTGTCTTGAAAGTGTAATCGAAAAGGTCAGCATTTGCCATTACGTCAAGAGGTACGATGATGCTGTTCAGGACGTTCTTCTTTCTTAAATCGGAATACATGGTTATTCCGCCATAGGTGAGAAGATTACCCGGGCAAATAGTATTGCCACTTCCATCCAGCAGCGTTAAAGTTCTTGTAACCGATGCAAACTCACCTGTGTATTGCCTTACATAGATAGGCTCTGTGCCGTCATCCGCTGTTGCAATCTCTACCCAGCCTTGATTTGACGGGCCACCGCACCTGATACGGAATAAATCATTATCTGCCATTTGTTGGTATAGCAGATTGCGCTCATTGCCGCCTGAAAGATATTGAAAGGTGATAGATCCGTCTATTCCAACATTTCCATTTACGCTAAGTTTGTAACCGCTAAGACCAGTTCCTATTCTGACATTTCCACCACCAAAGCACATTGTTATATCTCTTGATGTATTATATTGGAGGTTTAATTCAGCGCTATAATTATTTATCTCACTACCTCTTCCGCTATCATTTCCGTTGTTATCAGTCTCAATGCAGATATTAGAAAACTTAGCTCCTCCTGTTACATTGTTTGTTCCGTCAAAAGGCTTACTGAAGATATAGCGAGGGGTCTCCAATCTAACGGCCTTTTGAACTAAGTAATCGTAAGATACCATATTTAATACCCCTTGATTGCCTACGGACGTGGTCGGCTCTACATAGACAGGATAATTACTATCACCGCTAATTTCCGTTCTTTCGTAATACACATTTACGCCTCTACGATAATCAGTGCATACCCTATATTCGCATCCGCCACCTCTTAGATACACAACAAGCGCACCGACAGAATTACCAGCATGTTCAGCTTTTGATATTAGGTTGGCATATGGCTGTCTAACATATTTTGTAACGATATATCCGCTGTTTCCGTCCCAACCGCTATAACGTCCTTCGTACATGGCCCACATGGATGAAGTGCCATTACTATGATTTCCCGGATAAGAGGGAGTTCTGCTTCCTAAGTTTTTATATATGCTAATTCTACTGTTCCATGTTTTTGTGCCATCTATTGTAATAACCACCGGATAGTATGTGTTTGCATCTCCTTCGACATTGATTACCTGCTCGTTTCCCCATGCGGTAAAGGCTTCGTTCATGCTTGAGAACATGCCTCGCTTGTTTCCGGCATCCCAAACTTTATACCCATTTTGATATATTGCGGGAGCTTCAAAATATTCTCCCCCTTGTTCTCCGACAAGAATTAGACCTGCTGGAGCACGATAATTATCATAATCATTATATACCAGCTTAACACCTTGCCCATTTGCTATTTGTTCTCTGAATGTTATACCTATTGAGCCTGAATATGAGGGACGTTCTGATGTGTGAGCGAAAACCAAATTTCCCGTCATCGTATCCCCTGCCTTGTTGACGTAGCGGTTATCCAGTTCGCCTGCATAGTTGCCTGTGTGAATAACTTTATAATTATTAGACCCTAAAAGAATATTTACGTCTCCACTTACCCAGTCTTGATTAATATCAGTTTTAGCTATTCTTAGGTTACCGTCTCCGTCTGTGAAGTTAATTCCAATTCTATTGGAACCTGCGTTATTAAAACTGATAGCAGACTTGGTTCTTGGAATATATACAAGGTCAATGCTGGAATTTGCATTAAATAACAATTTTCCCGTCATTGTGTCGCCAGCCTTCAAAACATACTTTCCGTCAGCATCCGTTTTCGTATAAGCATCCGTAATCCCATATCCCCCCAGCGTAGTAGGATGAGAGGACAACTCATCAAACGAATAACTCGGCTTGTTCGGCTGCTTGGCCCAAGAATACACGTCACTTGCCGGCAATGTGGTTGGGTAATTCGGCAATGTAATAAGCTTCGTGGTTTCATCAGGAGAATAGGTTCTTCCGTTAAGGATAATCCCGTCTACCGAACCACCTCCAACACCGCCTATTACGCTTAAGACATCACCCTCTTTGGATAATGTAGTATTGTCAATCGGAAGCGCATCAAGAATGGTGGATGCTGTATGACTGCCTTGTGCAAACATGGTAAGACTACCCGTCAAAATCAAATCACCGTCTAACTCAACCACTCCGTCAGAATGCTTCTTCACAAGTATATCACCGATATTTAAGCCGTTTATAAACGACTTGATACCTGTAATGTCCTGTGCACCTGATTTGGTTACGTAATCGGTTAATAGCCCGGATATGTCGTTTTTGGTGTAAGCGTCTGTGATGCCATAGCCTGCAATAGTAGTAGGCTTGTTCTGTATTTCGCTGAAATCATAGGTTGGTTTGGTGGCGCCTATCCATGAGGGTTTGTCCGAAACATTCTCCCAATTGGTAGGGAACACTGACGGTTTACCGCCAATTTCATCCCATGAGTAAGAGGGCTTTGTACTACCTATCCAGCTGGGTTTTCCTGATATGTTGCCCCATTCAAGCGAAGTCGGATAATTAGGTAAGGTGATTATTCCGTCCTCATTAGGAGTGTAGGTATTACCATTAACCACTATACCATTAGCAGTACCCTTTCCACCTGTCGCGACAAGCTTTCCGTCAACCCACTGTATTGTCACACCGTCTATTGGGAGACCTTCGTAGATTGAAGGGACTTGAACGTCTGCGCCTGCGTACATGGTTACTCCGTAGGCGGTAATCAACGGTTTGGTTAAGAACAAGTATTCCTCTCCGTTATCGTCAACCCTCTCTTCAAGGTTTCTGTCCCAAACGACTTTGTCGAGCTTCTTTCCGAGAAAATCATCTATCTGATCTCTCGAATAGCTGTCACTTCCATTACCGCCAACTCTTGCAACCTTATCCTTATTTGTTTTTATGAAGATAGCAGGGTCTTCATCTGCATTACATACATATATTTCCCCGTCATTAAGTCCGTCAAGCCCGTTTCCGCCCGGAGTAGATATATTAGGAGCTTTAGCCCTGTTGTTTTCAAGGTCGCTCCCATGCCAATTTATTTTATTTACCCTCTTCTTTATCATACTTCCACTGTTGTTACGTTAGTAAAAGCTGATTTGTCAGCCTTGAACTGCAATAGCTGCCCGTCTGTGGCATTATCAATCACAAATGCCCCATATAATGGCGGTGATGCTGGTTCGGGAGTGCCTCCAATACCGGCAATATCATTATATTGTTGTTCAAGAGCGATCGAGATGTAGAATAATTGGCTTGATTCAATAACCTGTGTAATTTCAGGTACTGAACCCTCGGAACGCACGAACTTCGTCCCGTCAATTTCCACCATTGAAAGGCATAAGATGCGGTTTAAGTGTTTGGCAAACCAATATGGCACGCCTTTTGAACTTCCGATTGTAAGGGTATAAACATCATACGGGACTGCGTATAACTCCTCTATCTCCTGCATCTGATTGCGGTATTGCTCGTTGCTTATATGAGAAGAGTATCCTTCCGGCTTAAATCCTGCTTCTACCCGGAACTCAAACACCTGTTGAGTATCGTTTATCCAAAATATGTTATCAAAAGCGGAATTATTACTCTTGTGAGAATACCTGATAAGCGTTGTTTCCTCTAATATAATATCAGAGGAGCACACCTCGAATGGCTCTGACGCATTACCATTGACAGTAACCGTATATTTTGCATCATCCAGCCCGCTAAGGACTGCATAATGCATTAATACGTTATCATTTTGATTGTATGTAGAAAGAGATACAGGAGTAGAGGTCTCGGCGACAAGGTTGTTAAGTGTTACTGACACCTCCTCCGAAGCGCTCGCAAACACCTGTATATGGATTTTATCAGAAGTGTGGAACCTCTGAATGTAGTCCATTTCCAGCCCAAACTTATTTTTTATAGGTGAGAAAAAAAGAGGGCAAACATCACCAACCTTTACCATGTCTTTTCGTCCTTTTTACGGTGACGTGCAACTTTACACGTCCTTTGCAAATGTACATACTATTTAGAATAATTCCAAATAAGAACCAATAAATTAAATAAATTATTATCTTTGTATCGCCATGTGATGTTGCATGGAACTCAAAATCAGGACTTATGGCAAACGAATTTGTAATTACAGATGTAGTAAGTAAGGAGGCTTTACAGCAGCTAAAAACATTATCACTTGAGTTTGATTCGGCAAAAGGTAAGTATGTAGAATTTGCAAATACATTAGCGGCAAGCTCAAAGACTAATCCAAAGACTTTTGACGAACTTTCCCAAAAAGCACACGATTATACATCCATTCTTGAAAAACTGAACAAGACACAGGAAAGAATGGAATCCATTCAGACAAAGCATTTGACTGTATTGCGGCAAATATCCCAGCAGTTTAACTCTATGTCGAGTCTTCAAAAACTAAACATCCTGTTTGAGCAATTTTCTAAAAACGTAAAAAATGCAAGCGATATGCTTGCCGGGCTTTCTTCTTCTTCCAATCAAGTTGCTTCTGCACAGGAAAATGCAGCCAAGAGCACACAGACTGCAAGCGACACGATAAATCAGGCATCCGCTCAACTTCAAGCAGCCAACATGAATTATGCTTCCATAATTGATACGGTACAGGCTTACGATAGTGAAGTGACTAAATTAACAGCCGACACCATAGCCAATAAAGAGGCTATGAAGAAAATACTATCTGATATTCGCGAATTAAACAAATCTTATAAAGCAGGAGAAATTACCTTAACAGAATACATTAACCAATCTTCTTTATTAAAACAAAGGCACTCGGAACTAATAGCACAAAATCAACAGTATTCAGCTTTAATAAAAAATCATTCCACTTATATAATATCCGCTTCCGGTAGTTATAATGAAATGAACGCCGCCATGCTTGAATTACAAAAAAGGTATAAGGCGTTAAGTGAGGCTGACCGGGAAAGCAGCGTAGGGAAAAACCTTATATCCCAAGCCAACTCTTTGAACAACAAATTAAAAGAGATAGATGCACAATTTGGGAACTATCAAAGAAATGTGGGTAATTATGCGTCCTCATGGAATGGATTAAATGTACAGACGCAACAATTATTGCGGGAACTACCGTCTCTTACAGTGAGCTTCAACCAGTTCTTCCTTGCTATCTCCAATAACTTACCAATGTTTGCGGATGAATTAAGAAGAGCAAGCGAAGAATTTAAACGGATGAAAGCTGAAGGATTAACCGCGATTCCTGTTTGGAAACAATTGTTAGGTAGTATCTTTTCTTGGCAGGCTGCACTTGTAATAGGTATAACATTGCTGTCTGCGTATGGTTCGGAGATTGCAAAATGGGTAGGAAGTTTGTTTAAGGCAGAAAAAGCAGTTAATGAGGTAGCAAGCGCTGAAACTAATTTGGCAAATGCAAGGCGCAAGGGAATTTCTGACAGCATGAAAGAAAGGACAGAACTGGAATTGTTATATAAGGCAACGCAAGACAATAAACGTTCAATGAAAGAGCGTATTGCTGCCATTGATGAGTTGCGAAGTAAATATCCTTCATATTTTGGAAATATGTCAAACGAGGAAATTCTTGTAGGCAAAGCAGCCAAATCTTATAAAGAACTTCGTACAGAACTTGTTGCAAATGCTATTGCAAGGGCTCAATTGGATAAAATGACAGAAATTTCATCGCAAAGATATGAAGCTTGGATAAAAAGGACTAATCAATATAACACGTATTTAAAAGCACAGAAAAAAGAAGAAGAAGCAAAATTAGCATTAGAAAAGGCTACCCAAAAGGCGAGAGAAAAAGGCATAGAAGAAGGTAGCATGCGAGAATCGGTGTATTTATCGAAAAGAAGATCTGATTTAGAAAAAGCACAAGAGCAAACCCAAAAAGAGAAAGAGGCGTGGGAGTCCTTATTGAAAGTGACTACCGATTACGATAAGACTTTGGAGGGAATGGCTAAAAATATCAATGTAGGAGCATTGGTTAACGATCCGGGAAAAAGCGATAAAGCTTATGAAGAAGCCAAGAAGAAGGCAGAAGAATATGCCGAATACATTAAAAAGATAACAGAAGATTTAGCTAAATCAAGGATTGATTTAATTGCTGACGGCAGAAAAAAGGAAATAGCCGAGGTTAGTAGAGAGTATGAAGATAGGATTAAGGAAATAAAAGGCAATTCTGAAAAAGAAATTGAATTAAGGAAAAACCTTGAAACGCTGAAAGGAAAAGCCATTGCGGAAATAAACGATAAATACGACAAGGAGCTTCTTGAAATAGAGAAAGCAAATCTTGAAAACAGATTGGCTTCCATTGGCGATAATTCCAATGAAGAATTAGACAAAAGGCTTAATCTCCAAATCCAACTTAATAATATGATGCGTGATGCTGAAATAAATGATGCGGAGAAGAACGGAAAAGATGTCTTGGCAATACGAATGAAGTATATGAAAAGGGAGAACGATTTGATTATGCAAAACCTTGAAGAGAGATTTGGGATGATTGAATCAAATACCGATAGGATGATAGACAGGCAGGAAACAGCCGCTTTGGAAGAAGCTAATTTGCTTAAAAAGCAGTATGCAAATGGGGAAATAGGTAAAGAGGATTACGAAAAACGGCTGTATGACATTGGGGTAAAATATGCTAAGGCCCGTCTTGAAACACTTATGAAAGAAGTAGAGGCTGAAATGGCACTTCTTGATCCAAGTAGTGAAAAGTATCAAGACTTGGAAGATAGATTAATCAATCTTCAATCACAGATAAACGGAATAAACTATGATGATGCCACTAAGAAACGGGAAGAATGGATAGACAAGTTTAAAGAGGGTTTGTCAGGGATGAACTCCGCCGCAAGGGATGCGCTTGGTGAAACGGCAGGAATATTCGAGGGGTTATCTGATATAATGGCTGATGTAGCAGAAGAAGGCAAATTAAGTTTTGAAAACATGGCGCAAGCCGTAGGAAAGATAGTATCAGGCATCACTTCGTTAATGACAGATATATATGATGCTCGGATAGAGAATATTGAAAAAGAACAAGAAGCCAACGATGAAGCATACGATAAGGAGATAGAACGTATAGAAAAACTTGAAGAAAACGGGGCTATTTCCACCGAAGAAGCGGAAGCCCGCAAACGCGATGCCGAGAAAAAAACAGCCGCCAAGAATGAAGAACTTGAAAAGAAAAAAGCTGCATTGCAGGAGAAGCAGGCTAAATGGGACAAGGCAAATTCTATTGTTCAGGCGGGGATAGCCACCGCTTTAGCTATAACAAAAGCATTACCTAATTTAGTTCTTGCCGCTTTGGTTGGTGCAATGGGCGCTGCTCAAATTGCTGTTATTGCAGCTCAGCCCATTCCCAAATATGCAAAGGGTACAAAGGATCATCCGGGCGGATTGGCTATTGTGGGTGACGGTGGAAAGAAAGAAGGTATCATAACTGATAACGGGTTGTTTGTTACGCCCGATAAGCCCACATTGGTAAATCTTCCGGCGCACGCACAGGTAATTCCGGACTTGTCTTATATATATGACAGAGACGGCCTAACGTCTGACTATGGCATGATAGAAAAGAAGCTGAAAGATATGCGAGAAAGTGGCATAGTAGTCAATGTAAACAATGATTATAGCAGCCTTGAAAGGGAAATGAAAGGCAATACAAGGCAATTGCAGAACATCGGAAGAATGATGAAAAAAGCTAACCATATCGCAGATTACAATTGGATTTCAAACCGTATATAAACTATTGGATATGATATACAATGATTTAAGTAAAATAGCCCTTTCCCGCTTCATTGACATCTTTCTTGGAGATATTGACAAGGTTGTTCAAGGCGGTGCGCACAGCATAAAGGAAAAGGTTTTGGCTGCCGAGAAGCTATGTAATGAATACTTGTCAATCATAGGCGGTAAATCAGCCGTTGCGCAGATAATCAGGAGAAACGAAGTACTTAACATTCAAATACGGCTGAACTGTTTTTCCATGTGCGAAAAATTAATCTTGTCCGGGGACTGGGATGTTGTCGTCAGTATTATGGGCGCTTTAGGATACAGGTTCAAAGAAGATGAACATGAAAAGATAACAAACCGGATAAAGAGCGTTTCAGCTTCCGACAATTACAGACTGGCAAAACTTCAGGAATCGGCCGCAAATTCCGGTAAGGTTAAAATGGATAGGGATTATTTCACGAAGGAAAGGGTTTCTCTCATGTCTCATGTGAAGATGCACATTGATGAGAACACTTTTTCTGCCAAAGAATACGCCTATATGGTTAGACGCATGTGTGACGAGATAGATGCTTTGATTCGTTCAACTTCAAAAAAGAAATAAGATGTATTATAGATGTGAGTTGCTGGTAGGAGGTAATGTACATGATGTAACAAATGACCTTGTCAATTGGGATGATGTAGAGATGTCTTTCAAGAGAAATGACTATGACGGTGTCGTGCGCAGTTTCTCAACCAAATTCGAGTTCTCAGGAGGGGCTTATTCTCTTCTTCTAAGAGAATATCAGTCAAATTATTTAAAGTCATCCGCTACGATTGTGTTTTATGTAAGAAACAATTCGTGGTTGTTGAACGAAAAGTTCAGGTGTGCTTTGGATTACTCCACATTTACCTACACCGACATATCATGCGAGATTAATGCGGTTGACAATAGCCTTGCAAGTCTCATCAAGGCGAAAAAAGGCACGCAATATGAATACTTGGTTAGCGAATTGAAGGAGGCGGAACCTCTGTATTATGATAGGCTGGAGATGTCGAGTAATATAGAATGGGTTATAGGAGGAGAAGTTAGCGATGATGCAGACTGGGTATATAATACTTATGATAATGTTGGTAATTCAATTGTACCGTTATACATAAAAGGCACTCCGGAAATAGCAGTTAAAAACAAAGTAGAAGTTACCGATGTAAGCATTCCTCCAAGCGGAGAACCTGTACCTATACCGAGTTTGTGGTTTTTTCATAACATAAGTTCTTTACCTCTCCATATTAGTGTAGACTTTTCCACAGGGGTTACAGTTGAAAAGTTAACCAACGATGCATCTGCAACATTAATTGTAGAGCAAAGATACGGTAGTGGGGGTGATAGAACTTTGCTTGAGCAACAGTTATCCGGTATTAGTGGAGCAATACAGCCCGTATCGATACATAGAGATGATTATACAATGTTTATTGACGGCTATCTTATATTTAGAATAAGCATTAAAGGAAAGATTAAAATCGGCATGCGTAATAACCCTTTCAAGATAACATTTAAAGCAATAGATACACCCGTTGACATTAATGTAATTAAACCCACAGTCTTATTAAACAGGCTTCTTAAGTCAATAAATGGAGGTAATGAGGGTGTAACTGGAGAAATATCCATTCCGGCCGGGGATGCTTATAAAGGGGTTAAAAATGCCATGATTGCGCCCGCCGAAAGTATCAGAGGAATACCAAATGCCAAAATCTATACATCCTATACCGAATTCGCAAATTGGATGAGTTCTGTTTTCGGGTTTGTTCCCGTTATAGGCGAGAATAAGGTAACGTTTGTGCATAGGGATGTTCTGTTTCAGGATAAACTGGTGAAAGACCTGAAAGACGATACGGTAGACTTGAATTATAATGTAAGCTCCTCTATGATATATTCCCGGCTAAAAGTAGGATATGACAAACAGGACTACGATAGCGTAAACGGACGTGATGAATTTCATTTCACAAACGAATACACCACCGGAATTACCCTTACAGAGAACGCGAAAGAATTGATAAGCCCATATCGCGCGGATGCATACGGCATAGAATTTCTTGCCGCAAAAAGAGGCGAAGATACAACGGACAATGACAGTGATAGTGATATATTCTTTGTTGGTGCCGCACTTGAGGGAGGAAAGTACAAACTTGTACGAAGCGGATACACCATATCCGGCGTTATATCTCCGTCTACCATGTTTAATGCTATGTATTCGCAACGCTACATGATTGAAGCGAACGCACGCTACCTTGCCGCCTTTGCAGAGCAGTTGTCTTTTACCTCCTCTGACGGCAATAGTGATGTTGAGATTAACGGAGTAAGAGAAACCAACGACATAGCATTAGGTAATAGGCTGTTTACGGTTGGGGAATTATCGGTAGAAACAGGCGATCAGGGAACACCCTCTGATTTATCAGGCTATATACGGATAGAGAAGAACGGAAACGTGTATAAAGGATATGTAAAAAGCGTAAGTTACAATCATGGAAAGGCAAAACCTGTAAAGTATTCACTGATAGTTAAGAGCGTAGAATGAATATATATAAAAAGCCAGATGTAGTGTCTGGCTTTATTCCAATCAAATGTCATCCTTAAATATCTGTAATGGCTTATACATTCTTCTCGTTGGAGATGATAAATCATTGTTTGTTTGATAGAAAAAATAGTTTCTATTATAAAATTTATTTGTCCTGGGATTATTTAGAGAATCCACCGTAATAAATTGGCATCCAGCCATTTTATAATGACAAAATGTATATACAACAAAATCTATAATTTGTAGTCCTATACCTTTGCTTTGCCAATCTTTTCTAACCCCTAAATGTCCTATATTTATGGCTGGATATGAAGTTTGATTTTCAAATGTAGGTATATATTCATCGCTTATTTTGGAACAGGCCTCTTCTATAAAATCTTTTTTATCATCTTCGCTATCTATTATAACAGCATCATTAGCAAGCGTAAAAATAGCGACAATCTCCCCCGAAATCTTTTCTTTAGCACAATAAGCAGCCAAATAATGATGTTTCATACAGAGAAACACTTCTTTGTGAAAAAAATTGTCAAGTGATTCGTTCCCACATGAAAAAGAAAGAATGTAAGATTTCTCCTCTCCTGATAAATCAGATAAGGAGATTATAGAAATATCAATATCCGAGGATTGGGTTTTTTCCGCCATTGTTAGATATAATCCTTCTTGCAACATTAGTTATCCTTTCTTTTTGCTCTTTAAACAAAGCAAATTCTTTAGAGGAAAAATCCTTAGTTGCATATCTACGAACAAGGGAACGAAATTCTTTAATCTCGTTCTTTGTCATTTTAGGATTTGAATTTGTTTTTATCATAATAATATCTACTTGGTTACGTTTTCCCAAAAAAATAAAGGCATTTATTGTATAATCATTTTTGTGGTAGCTGAAATGAAGCAACATGAATCACTAACAATTCTTCCTTCCCCTACTATTTCACGCAGCGGGAGATGCTTTACTTCGCTTCTCAACGTCCATCCCAATCTATCACCTTTTGGCTTTATGCGATGCGGATGCTTTGCAGAATATCTTGCTTTCTTGCTTTCCATTACACTCCCCATATTGTTTTGATATTGAATTTATCTGTTCCCTTTTTATCCTTCTGCTTACAGTTCTCTTAACCACTTCTTCCCGGATTTGGTTTTAAACCATATAAGTATGCCACTTGTGATAATGGTTCCTATTGTATATACTAAGCTTAAAAAATCCATATATCCTCCTATTTTAAAATTGTATTAGCGGTTCTCGCTAAAGATATGGTAAAAATACACCCAATAATAGCCCTATATATTTCTATCAGATAGTCTGCATTATCCGGCTTTATAGAAACTATTCCACCTATAACAAGCCCTGCGAAAGAAAGTTTAGATAAATCAAAGAAATACCCTGCGAGTTTTTCTCTTCGGGTCTTGTCTTTCTCTTTCCGTTCTTTCTTAACTTCTTGTTGTTCGCTCCAGCTTCCCATGCACTCCTATTATAACAAATATGAATATACGGGTATTCTTCTTTTATTAAGTTCCTCTTTGGAAATATCAGACAATACAAATATCCTCCCTGAATTGGATTTACTCAAATCAGAGATGTTCTTCTTAGACGAACGAAGATTTTGTTTTAATCTTATATTACCCATACCACCTTTATTCTATAATATTGTAGAACGACAGAGCGAACGACGCAATTTAAACATAACACTACCTAACAATGTTTACTACATTGTTAATAATATTATTTCCGATACAAATTAAAGCAGAAATAGGGATGTAACCAAAACATGAGACGGATTTCTTTGTAATTTAGAAACGGTCTAAATAAGCATTAGTATATTACTGCGTTGCCACTAACTATATATACAGGCAGCTTTGACTTATTCCATTGTTCTTCTATTTTAAATGAAATAATCCCGTTTGCACCCATTTTTTTAGCTTCCTCTACCGCCAATGAAATAATTCTTTCAAAAGTTGGATAATATAATTTCCCAGTGGCCCAGTCTCCTACTTGATATACATAATCCTTGTCACCCTTTTCTACTTTGTTTCCTACGTGAAATTCCAAATTTATTATCCCTATTGGAGTAAAGTCTTTATTTCCTATATCAGTAGGATTTATTGTAAAATTAGGGTCTTTGATATATTCTCTAAAATCAAGAGCGTATCCATTTTCGTAATAAGTGTATGACATACACGAAGTCACTGATAATAGTATCAGTGACATTAATAATATCTTTTTCATAGTATTATGTTTTACTTTATTCGTTTCTTACTGAATTTCTTATTTTTTCTTCTTCGATTATTCTTTCTCTCCTTTTTTCATCACTTTCTCCTAAGCATAAAACAACTATCAATCCTATTAGAGGAGATAATAGAACAGAAAATATATACCACCCTATAAAACTACGCCCCTTTTTGCTGGCAATGAAACCCGGAATTAATGCCAATAATAATAATGATAAAAGTACGATTCCCATAATTATAATATGTTTTAAGTTTTGTTTGCAAAGTAACTTTAAAACTGACAAATAATCAATATATAATACGAATTTTTTTACAATTTAGACTGATTATAAATAGGGTAATCACTATAATTTATTTTCCAATAAGAGGTTTGCTATTTCAAAGATAATGGCTATCTTTGCGGTGTCAAAATCTCATGGGCGAGCGTAGCCCACAAAAATTATTTGGAGGGCATTTTTTATGCTTGTACGTAACTAAAGATATTTAGCGTATGTCCTGTGCGGTAGCAGTAATGCCCGCAAAGTTTCCATGAGAACTTTGACAACAGGTAACATACGCTTTTTTATTGTCAAAATTTTCATGGAAGAATTAAAACTATTCCAATCTCCTATTTTCGGGCAAGTACGCACCGTAGTAATTAACGGTCAAGTTATGTTTGTTGCAACAGATGTTGCAAAATGTTTGGGCTATTCCAATCCTAATGATGCAGTGATAAGACATTGTAAATCAGGCGGGGTCGCGTTTTACGAGGGGGTGGTTAAAACAGGTCAGAAAAAAGACGGCACTACTTATGAACAAACAGGTGAAATCAAAGTAATCACAAAAGGTAACTTAGTGCGTTTAGTTGCCAGTTCAGAACTTCCACAGGCAGAAGAAGTAGAAAGTTGGATTTTTGACGAAGTAATTCCTACTGTACTGGAAACCGGTGGCTACATCGCAACCAAACAGGACGACACTCCCGAAGAAATCATGGCACGTGCACTCATAGTGGCACAGGAAACAATCAAAAGAAAAGAAGAAAGGCTAAAGCAGCTTGAAGAGAAGAACGCCAAACTAAAGCCCAAAGCCGACTTTGCCGAAGCCGCTTTCAAAGCAGAGGGCAAAGTAGACATAGGTCAAGCCGCAAAAATTCTCAACCTCGGTTTCGGGAGAAACACCCTTTTCAAGAAGCTAAGGGAAGCAGATGTGTTCTTCAAAGACCGAAACGAACCGAAACAAAAGTACATTGACGCAGGGTATTTTGAAATGACGCTGTTACCACCTATACACAGAGACAGTCACCCTGACATATTATATCAAAAGGTACTTTGTAAGCCCAAAGGACTTGCTTACATTAATTATTTATTCGGTGGAAAGCCTTCTGACGGGAAAACGGCAAAAATAAAATAACCCAAACAACCCAGTGGGTTAAATTCAACCCAAACAACATTACAATCACAGCCGATGTGCTGATTTTAAACCTAAAACAAATATTTTATCTATATGAGAACAAATACATCCGATTTGGTGAGACAAATGAATATAGTATCAGAAGAACATGAACAGGTTCTTAGAGAGTTGAAAAACATGCAATCCGTTGTAGGGTACATAAGCCATTTGCTGGACGCTTACAATATTATGTCTACACGTGTGGACGAATTGGAGGAAGAGATAAAGGCGCTAAAACGTGGAAGAACAAATAAAGCGGATACCCCAACAAGGGACACAAAGACACACAGAGTTGAGAAAACAGTAATGCCTAATATGCGGATAATAATGGGGCTTAAAAAGTAAACTTAAGAGGCGGGGTAACTCCCGCCTTTGTTCTATTGCTAAATATAGCAAAATAGTTATGTTTTTATTTGGTGGTTTATAACAAAAACGCTATATTTGCAATGTCTTAACAAAACGGTCTTTCAAATTATGAAGTACAATCAGTTTTTTGCGGAACTTTCCGCAGCAGGCTGTTACGTTCTTAGGCATGGGGCTAATCATGATATTTGGTACAGTCCTAAAACGGGAAACAAATTTGCCTTGTCAAGGCATGGCAAACAAGAAGTACCTACCGGAATGGAACGTAAAGCAAGAAAGGTTCTTTTGGGGGAGTAATCCCCCTACCTTTTCTTTCTTCATGATTGGGGATATGTTGGGACAATGGGGTACGGTAATAGTGCCGTACTCCTATTTTAAGGAAATGGATATGAAAGCAACTGTAATCATGGAAAAAGCAAGAGACGGGTATTACTCATGCTTTGTAGAGGAGGATTTACCTGGTTTTGGTTTGGCCGGATATGGAGATACGGCAGAATCAGCCAAAGAGGATATGATGAAAACGTACGCGGAAATAAAGGAAATGCAGGCAGAAGAGGGCAAGAGCGTACCGGAACTGGAGTTCATATACAAATATGACATGCAATCCTTTTTCAATTATTTCTCATTCCTTAATGTTACTAAAGTTGCGGAGCTGGCAGGCATCAACGCTTCATTAATGAGGCAATATACCTCCGGGGTAACAGCGGCTGGACAAAAGCAATACGATAAGATACGGGTAGCGGTGGAACGAATATCTAAAGAACTTTCCGCAGCTACTTTTTAAAGATAGTGTACCGCTGTGAAGCGCGACCGTTTAATTAAGACAATCAAGCCCTGATCCGATACAACCGGAACGGGGCTTTTACTTTTCATTCTGTTCTATTTTTAATATTTTTCAATTTGAAGGCAGAAATATTACGGGGGTTATACAAAAAACAGTGTTCTATTTTTAATATCAGAACCAAACATACTCTATAAATACACCTTTAAACGTCTCTCCCCGCGGGCAGAAATTAAATATTCCGCCATTCTCATACAAGACATATACCTTACCCTCTATTTGGGCCACTTTCCTTGCAAGCATCCTCATATTGGCTATGTCTGCCATTCTCTTTTTATTTTCGCACGCACACCCCATTACAAGCCGAATTTTCTGAAATAATCTTCAATGCCTTGTTTTAGGCATCTTCTAAAAAATGTTTTCCGGGCATAGGAACCGACACGATAAATTGCCTGACCGTATTTTTTTTCTATGTCGCTGCTGAAACTGACACCCTCACTTCCTATTTTTAGCCCCTTGTCTGTCGGAGTAGCCGTAATTGAATCGTGAAACTCACCGGTAATTATAAGATTGGGCGTTCCTTTTGAACTCACAGGGGCGTTTATTAAATCAGAATGCATAAGCGGGGCGTTCTTTTCTTTAAAAGCTGCATATCCTTTTGCGTTTTTATACCAATATCCGGCCTCCTCTGTTTTAAAATATGGATCATTGAAGTAGGTAGGACGTAATGGTTTGTCGTTTCCGTTAATACCTGACCATAACTGCTCTACGATATATTGTGAAACCTCCTCCCTGTTTTCTACCATTACATCCCGTATCATAGGCTCAAACCCCTCAACGAACTGTTTTACGGCTTTTTCCGCATCAATTATATTAGCCATAACAAATACAATTAAGGGGTGAACTAAACGAACACCCCTAATTAATATACACAACACAGTTACATATCACCGTCTTTCTTCTGCCTTTGAGCACCGGAAGAGGCTATATCCTCGTAAATGGAAGAAAGCACCTTTTCGCGCTCCTCTATCGGACGGTCAAGAAAAAACACATCCTTATGAGAGTTTATGAAGTCCCTCTTCTTCATGTTTCTTACTCTCTCATCGTTGAATGTAATTCCTTCTACTTTCATCCCCAAGCCTCTATGCCTGTGATTCCGGCTCCTTGCAACACAGAGGGGGAAGCAAGCGTCGGTTCTCCCTCGCCTACGGTAATAACACCGTTTGCGTAGGATACACTTGTTGCACCGGGTAATGCAGTAGTCGCATTTTCTTGAAGCAACGCTCCGTAGTATGGGGTTATATCAAGTCTTCCGAAGTGCTCAACAAGCTTGTATTTCTTTGATTCTGTTGAAACCAGCTCAACATAAACAAGCCCTTTCAGCGCTCCGACAACGTCAAAGTCACACGCCTTTACACCAGCGTTCTTGATATACTTCTCGTAATCCTTGAACATCGTTGCAATAGTGAGGTTGGCTTCTGTGCCGGAAGAATCCCAGTCCTGACCGCCCGGATATACGCCGGACAGTTCGATTCCGGCCAGTTCTTCCGTACCGTCGTTCATGCCGTATATCACGTTGTTCTCGTCCACAAAATATGCATCAAACGCTGTATTCTTTGCAGCCATAAGATTAGCCTTGAGGCTTGCATCGTAATTTTCAAGCGTCCATACATCGTTTTTGGGCGAGTATCCTGTGATTTTTGTAGGTCCGTAACCTGTCGCTGAGGTTTGCGCTTCCCCGCCTGATGGAGCGTATTCCACAATCGTTTTAATCGGAAATATTCTTCCCGGTCTGTCTGCATGACAGGCCGCTTCCAAAGCGTCCGCTGTCAGAGTTTTGGGTAACTTATACCCATGCATTACCAATATGATAGCTTTTACCTTGCCGGGGTCTAACACGCATACGGAATTTCCCGTATTAAAGGTTGCAACCCCCGGACATTGTCTATAATCTGTTGCCATAGCATTTTATTTTTTTTACCGTTAAACTTAAATTAGTTATTTCAATAGCATCAATCTTTTCTTCAATCTCCTTTCCGTCAGCGTCAAAAGCGCCTCTTCGACCGAATACAAGATTTTCCGAATAAGAATGAGCCACATGCCCCGAATATCCAAAATCAAACCTTTTTTCAGCACCCACTTCCTTGATTAGAGAATCATACAACGGTCTTAACAAACCTTTGAAAGATACTTCTATGCGCTGCTCATTGGTGTAATCCTTGAGCGTGTTTACTGCTATGATTATATTGACATCAGCCTTGCAATACACCTTGCTATCTGTCTTATCCTCTACGAAAGGCGTATAAAGCCCGATTAAAGGAAAGCGTTTTGTAGCGGTTTGTGGTATCTTCTTTTGCGTCAGGATGGCCTCCCTTATATATGTACTGTCGCCGAATATATAATTCACGTCATACCCAACTTCGGAAGACACTCTTTTGCATATATCGCTGAAAATCTCTACTATCATAGATTGAATGTGTTTACAGGTTTCAATAATGATTTATCGAACGTCCAGCCCTCTATATGTTGCGTATCAAGCCATTTATAGAGGTCCGCATTCATTATAACCATGCTATTCCATGCAGAAACCATTTTCCCCATAGGAGATACAAGATCACCGACATCGCTGTCTTTCTTTACACCGTTGACGGTTACATCGCATTGATGGTTTCTTGCGTAGAAAAAGTATATGTAATTGGCAATAGGAGAGATTTTCATCCCTCCCATAGTGCCAACCAGCATGCTCTTTAAATCATCCCACAGTTTTACAGGTTCTTTCTCTTCTGACTGGAGATATTCGGAAAATTGTTCATATACTTCTTTACCAAGAACCTTTATCAGGTATTCCGTCTCATAATAGGATATATAGTTGTTCACATCTCCTGTTATAGCAGATGTTGTCAATGACGGAGCAACATCCGGAGAAATTATTCCGCTAATAAATAGCGGCCCTTGAAAAAAAGCATAATCAATGAGCATAATTAAACATTTTTATTGTCCGCAACCGGAGATGTCTTTTCTCGTTTTTCAGGAATCTCGCGTTTTTCGGAGGATTTAGGGGCGCCTTCCTCAATGGAAATAAGCCCCATTTCCTTCCTTATTCGGTTTTCCTGAATGATCTTATCTACTTCCAGTTGACTACCTCGTATAATTATAACCTTATCCATTAGGCAGCAACTTTAATGGCGGTTATCACATCGGCAATATTACCGTATGTAAATGCAGCCGGGTTGTAAACAGGCATCTGAACCTCTTCCTGTGCAATGAGGACAACAGTATTGCGGAGTTTTGTTTCAACATCTTCTGCAAACTCAACGCTAAGATTGCTCCAGTCGACCAGAGAAGCGCCGTTTGTCATATCTCCTGCAAAATACTTGCCCGGGTTGATCTTCGTTGTTTCAATAATAGGTCTTCCGGAAATATACTTGACACCGTTAACGGTAGTAACAAGGCCGAGAGACCGTCCGGATGTATCTTTTGCCGTTTCTGCATCGAATACGGTAGACGGGTTAAGCGCAATGAACGAAGGCGTGTATTCCGCATAGGTCATGATTGCGAATATAGCATTGATTGCATCGCCGATATTAGGAGATACAACAGAATTGAACAGGTTGTTCTTAACTGTGAATGTGACAGCGGATGTCGCATCAGCTACGGCAGCGTATGCATAGTCAACAACAATCTTTCTGTCATTCATCTTATGAACAACATAAGTAGAGTTGAAACCTTCAACGGAAGAACCTGCAAACGTAATCTTTTGACCGTCCATGATTTCAGGCTGTGCTTCTGTAAACTCAACAATGGACTGTTTGCCGCCATTGTAAGTGCTTACCGACTTAACAGAACCCTTAGCGCCGGTTACCACGTCTTTGCCGATTATATTTTCTGCCGGAAGAACATCTTCGTAGTTTGCAATACCTTTCAAATTATCGCCTTGTCCGTCACCGAACATGAATTGGAAGTCCTCAGCCATTCTAACCCAAGAGGCAAGACGGTTTATAAGCCATGAGCGTACATAGACACGAGACTTAAGCAATCGCTTGCTCAACGGAACATAAGTACCTATGCGGCATACGCCAACGGTCTGCTCTTTGATCTTGAATGAAGATTCAGGAAGTCTTCCGTTCTCTGAAACAGCAGCAGCGTTTCTGTCAAGATCGTAGATCTGCGTGAATGTGATTGTAGGATATGCAGGGTCTCCCTGGTCTACGGTCATGATGTCGCGAATGTGCGCTCCTTCATTGATCTTAGTTACAACAAGGCTGCTTTGACGAGTGATTAGCTTGTCTCCGGCATAGTCATTAGTCATGCTGACCGGGTCTGTCACATCTTTCAAATCAATGTCAAAGCGGCCTGAACTCTTTGTTTTCCCGTCCAAGAAGTCTTTAAACTTCTCTGAATCCAAGAACTCATCAATCTTTTTGCCAAGATTGTTAGAGTTGCCGTTCACGTTAAAGCCCTTTGCCTTCAACACTTCCAGCTGTTTTGACAACTCTTTGATTTCTTCTTTGAACTCTCCCAGTTCCTTAACAGCAAGACCAACCTTACCGTCTTCGTTTAGGGCCTTAAGCTGCTCATCTACGCTTTTCATTTTCTCGTTGAATGAACTTTCAGAGATAAGCCCTTTGAGAAGCTCCTCCACCGTATCATTCACCTTTTTTTGAATTGTACCAAGAGTTTGCTTTTCCTCCAATGTCAATTCGTTTTCTTTTTTTGCAAATTCAATCAAATTCATTTCTTCTAATTATTATATTAAACCTTTAATAGCGAGTCCCTCCAATGAAAAAGTGCTTTTGCGGCTTTCTTCTTGGTGAGTGCCCTCCGGCGGCTCTGTATTCTTGTTTATGAAACTCTTATAAATCCTTGCATAGCATTTAGGACACCTTACATAAGCGGCAAGTTCTTCGATGCTTTTCTTTGACGATATGATATTAAGAACCTGTTCCTGTATCTCCGGTTTAAGCTTTGCCATTTCCGCAGACACTACATCCTCTGCTATCCAACGCGTATAATTCCCTACACTATCCAATACTTGGTTTTCAAATGTCTCTTCCGGCACACTATTGTAATCAAAGGAAAGCCCGCAATGAGGACACGTCACAATATCCTGCCCGGATAATGCCTTTTCTACCAAACTTAAATTCATGTCTAATTCTTTTAATTTATCATCGGAATAACGCATCGTAAGAGCTTTTTTAAGGAACCCTATATGCTCCTGAATTGTCTGCTTGTCTGCGTTCTTAATATCAATAAGAAAGGTTTGCGGATTGGCTCCCCATGATGATAAGGTTGAATATTCCCACAAAGACCACTCTTTTACAATTCTTTTATCTTTATCGTCTCTCTTTATAGCCTTTACCCCGATAGAGTGTTCAAGGGTCTTTCCGTATTCTGCGTAAAGTTTGTAGTCCTCCAGCACATCTCGTCCTATCTGTTTTTTTAAATTGATAGCACCTGTCATAACAAGGTTTCCGTCAATCTCTTTACCCTCTATCGGACATCCGAGCAGAATGCCTCTGTCATGATTATACAGCCATTTAACCCTGCTGAAGTTTTCTTTCAACGTCTTATTGAAAGAACCTTTAGCCGATATGTCACCATCCGCATCCTGAATGCCTATTCCGTTTACAGCGACAGTTACAATGCCTTTCTCGTCAACATCGTTCGTCCTTGTCTTACATGTTATGTCTCTAAGCTGCTCCATTGCTATTTGATTTTGTGTTACCTGAAGAAATAATACCTTTGATTCGTTCCACTTCCTGATCGCTCATTTCCAATATGAGCTTATCGTATAAAGGGTTTGAAACCTTTGATTCACCTATCTGTGCCCGCCAATCATTAAGGGTTATTACCCCGCTAAGAAACTCGTTTTTACACTTTACCGAGATGATGTTTAAAGTCTCTTGTCTCTCTTTATTTCCTGATTGCAAGGCATCCACGTCTGAATAATCCACATCTAAGTACAAACCGCTGTTTTCAAGTCCTAAGAATCGGGTAAGGCTTCTTGCGAAAGATTTAGCCTCCGGGATAACGATGTTGTAGTAGACGCTTCTTTCCGCTGTTTGCTGATTGTTGAAAGTGCTATTGTCTTTTCTTGGCACAAGCTGCGCAGGTATAGAAAACGCACCGGCTATTGATATGGCATCCTGCAACGTCTCGTCAAACGGTTGCAATTCCTGAATACTCATAGATGTCCGGATAAAGTCCGTATCTGTATCTATTATTGCTACCGGATATTTATCTTCTCCTAATCCGTACACAGTATTGTATTCTTCGCGGATATTATTTTTCTCGTCAGGAGTTAGAGCGACTGTCCCGGTTTCATCTTTCTTTCTTGATACAATGATGCCGAGAGCGCCTCTCTTGGTGTATATAACATTCCTTGCTTCATACACAGATATAAGATTGGATATAGGCTTTATCTGTGATACAAGCCTGCTTTGTCCCTTGAGGTTACAGGTAAAGGTGTTTACATTAGGCTCCTTCACATGAAGAACAGTTTCCGGCGGCATATCATCCATAATACCGGAATAAGACAGTCTGTAATATTGGATTATATCAGATACACTTGCCGGAGAAAACAAGGGAGCATTGTTGTATGCTACAATATCAACGCTGCCGGATGGAAGGACCCAATAATCATCGCATCTCTTCCATAGCTCTTTTTGTGATTCTGAAAACACAGATGCTTTGATAAATGAGTTACCTGTCAGAAATTTATATAGAAAGTGAAGTGATACGAACTCATCAAATGATTGAAGTGCGTTTGGCTGTGTCAAGAACTTGTTTATGCTATCATTGTTGAATACGACTGAATCGTCCTTTGTTGATTTTAGCATAAAATTACCCTTGACAATCTTGTCTACCAAATATCTTACCGGGAAAAACACTTCCGGCACAGATTCGTATAGGGTTATGAAGTTATCGGAGGCTACATAAGGAGAGGCGATGTCATATAGCGTGTTGCGCACATATCCGTAGACATTCCCCTGTTTGTCGCTGATTAAATCCTTGGACTTGCCTCCAATAGATAAATGAAAATTCTTTGTCTCAAAAGATAAATTCATGCTTAAATAAAAAAGGCAACAACCATATACATGATTATCGCCTTTGGTCTTTTAGTTCAACAATGGGTAGTATGTTACTTAACATACCAAAGGCTATTATTTTATGCAAATATACTAACTAACATATTGAATAGCAAATAAAAAACGAACTATTTTTATTTAGACTAAGTAAAAATAACAATTTAAAAAAAATTCTTTCTTATATACTTGGACATGGCGGATATGATGTTAATAGCAGAGGCGCTGTCCTTACCGTTATAGTCCAAAAAGTCATTCATAAATAACAGATAATCAGCATTACTTTCATAACCGCCTGAAAACCTTACTTTCTTCCTGATAAAGTCTTTGTTAGCCTCTATTCTAAGCTTGTAATCGGATGAAGAAGATATTACCTTTATTTCCCTTAATTCCCTCAACTCCCTTACTGTATGGAAGAATGCTTTTTCGCACTCGAATATAACAAGACCCTTTGCGTTTTCAACACATCTGAATAACATATCGCTGTCATAGCAGCCATGATATACTACATATCTTATATCTATGTAATCATGTATAACGCACGATACAGCGGTCATCATTCCGAAATTGTCAGGAATAACGTATAATAACTCGCTTCCGGCTGCATCCGCATTAAAGTACAACACATCATCTTCGGATTGAACACTTCTTTTCCTCTTGAGAGAAAATCTTGTATATTCATCTTTGAACACATCTACAACAACATATCTAAATGTGTCCGTACAATGTCCGAACTCCTCATAGCTTTGCCCGGTTTCCTTATTTTTAATCCTTTGCTTTAAAATAGCCCCGTTAGCATCTTTCTTCACGTTCTCATAGTCTCTTATTGACTTCTTGCAAGAATCGTCTATACCTATATTTATTCCGTATAGATTACCGGACAATATGGCGTTTATAAACTCACCCGACAAAGCGACTGAAGGATTAGACGCGGGAACACAGTCATTAACTACAAACCTCTGTTCCAAGCACTCAATAAACTTATCCAAAAATGACCTCTTTTCGTCATCTATTGTATTACCGCTTCTTGTAGTGGCATCCCCATGAACAAATAACACATCTGCATATCCAATAGACGTAAGCCAGTCCCTTGTCATTGACGCTGCCTGAGTAACGGTATTATTAGGATCTTCCGCGCATATTTCGTGTATCTGCCTGAAATTGTTGTCGTTTTTTTGCCATAGCGTTACGGTAATATATGGAAGTACGTTATTATCAACCGATATATGAATGGGTGTTTTAGAATCATACGGATAGTTCCCCCTATGTTTTCCTGCATCAAATGCGTACAGGTATTCTCCGCCAGTCCTTATGCTACCCCAGTCTCCAAGAGCGTAAATGCGGTAATAGTTATAATCTCTATTTTTATCCTTTTCAAAATCGGCAACCGCCTGCCTGTCATAAAAACCATAAGTGCCGTCAGGAGAACCGACAACCCAAAAATTATTAAGATAGGTAGACTTTAATATCAACGTATCAGGCGCATGCACTTCCTCTTCTCCTGTACGTGGGTTGGTTATTATGCGGGGAGAGTTAATAAGTTTTTTGGTTATTGTAGTGTATTCCTTTGACAATACATCTCCTGTCAATGTGTTTTTAATACCATACAGATAATTGTCGACCTCGTGCAAGTCCTCTTTGTCGAACACATTCTTCTTTATCCAGTGCTCCTCTGATATGGGGTTAAACATGGATATTATCTTTTGACCCAAACGGCCTCTTAAACGTTTTTTTATCTGCTTGAAATCGGCTTCGGCAAAATCACTCAACTCTTCGCATACGACAAACTGATAACTTTCAAGACCTTTTATTTTTTCAGGATCATCAAGACCGCTAAATGTGATATATGAGCCGTTGAAGCATTTAATAGCGTTTTCCCTATAATCAAACGCTTTTGAAATGCCGATACTGTTAGCCGCTTCCTTAAATGCTTTATATATGCTGTCCGCTATGGTTGCACCGGTCTTCCTATAAACACGAGTATTATATCCGTCAGATAAGCAGAACAGTAATATAGCCTGTGCAACCGAAAAAGATTTGGACGAAGAAGAGCCACCGATCAAGAAGATAAACCGGATATCATCATCTTTTAATGCTTTTTTTAAATGATGAAAGTTTGGATTGAATTTCCGATAATCAAATGTGATCTTTTCATTTTTACTCATCTCCTGTATCAACATCAAAAAGCATACTCTTCAAATCAATCTTCGTAGGCTCGTCAAGACCGAACATCTTGCATACACGTTCTATTGCCCATGTTTTGGAAACGGTTTTTACTTTCTTCTTTCCGTCATACTCTTCTGTATAGTCAGTAATGGACTTTCCCCTGATAACATCAGCGCACAACTTGATTATTTCCTCTTTAGTAATATCGGATTTTTTTTTCTGCTCTTCCTGGAGCTCTTTCACCCTTTGGGCTACATTTGGGCGAGATAACAGCTTGCAAGACTCTTCCCATATTTGTTTGTCTTTCATCTTCTCGGACGAATAGGCACGACGATAAGCATCGGAAGCATTACCGCTTTCAATGTAATAATTGCAGAAGTTTTCTTGTTTGATTGTAAGTCCTTTCATGTCTTTCGTCAGTATGGGTACACATGCCACTTGACATGCTTTTGCAAAGATAATAAACAATATGTGATATTTACAATTTATTTAGTTAAAAATAATGTCTTTGTCTTATTGCGACTTACATGTTGTATAGCATAAAAAATAAAGTTTATTTCGCTTGCTTACTATCAAATTTGATAGTATATTTGCAATATCAAATAACAATAGAACCGGCGGCAACGGATAAGCGGCATAAAGTTATGATTACTATCAATCAAGTTGTTTTCAACAAAAAAGGTCAAAAAGGTACTATCACTCGTATTATCACCAAATCAACCGGCTATGTAGAAGTTTCTTATGAGGCTGGATTCTCAAAAAAGGAAATGGCATTCAACCTTACCGACGAAAATGGTGTTTCCTTGAAAAAATCACCCAAAAAGGCAGAATTGAAAGCTTTAACCCCACTTGAAGAAATTCAAAACAAAATGATGTGGATTAATGGATGCGCATCCGGTGACAGAAACTCTATGAGCTATCAGATTTCAGCGGAAATGCTTTCTAAGATTGAAATGAAAGCTAAAGAATCCGGAAATGACTTTATTGTTTCAATTTGTCAATCAGTTGATAAATATATGAAGTGTTCTGAAAAACAGGCTTATTGCCTTGCTAAGTTTGCAATCGAAAACGAAATTAAATTATAATATATAATGCTGCGCTATCGGCATGACGGGCAAATAATATGAATAGCTATAATATTTTTGACGAAAAACACAGCGATACTATATTGTACCATGCGATAGCTCGTGACGAAGACCAAGTAAGAGAATTGGCAGAAGAGGAAGGTATAGACATATCCGGTCTTACCATCGATCTTGAGAGAGTGAATGTGAAGAATGAATTAGGCAGACCATATCCTGCGAGAATAGAGGATGCAATAATCAGATAACCATGAATGACAGAGAACGTATAGGTAAGCGAATAGCAGAGCTTCGTTTTGCAAAAGGAATATCGCAAGCGCAATTATCCGAGTTAACCGGGATTGCTCCCGGAAACATAGCCCGTATAGAGCTTGGAAAATACAGTACGGGTATAGATATTCTTTCCAAAATTGCAAAGGAATTGGGTTACAAAGTTGACTTCGTGAAAGAATAGGCAGGCAATTAGCTTGCTTATTTTTTATTTACGTCATCAATATTTACGTAATCTATTACCTTTCGATTAGCTTCATCCACCTTCTTATTATCAAAGCGTATGTATATATCCGTTGTAGTGCTATTTGCCCAGCTGTGCCCAAGAGCATGCGCTATTACCTCTTTGGGAATGTCGAGCTCAGATGCTATTGTGGCCCAAGTATGACGCGTCCAATAAGAGGATAAATCAGGAAACAGAGGGGTTCTTATCTTTTTCCCGCCTAATCCTTTTCGTTCAAGTTTCCCGATCTGCTTTAGTCCTATCCCCATTCGATGCAGGAAGTCCTTGTAATTCCTGTATTCATCCATTATATTGAGAAGATAGCTTTTCCCTTTATATTTTTCTATTATATCCATAGCCTCCGGTTCTACTTTTACGCTGTATAATTTCCCCGTTTTAGCCCTTTTGTATTCAAAGCGACCATTTACCAATGCGGAATGTTTTGCGTTAAACAAATCGGCTGCATTTACCCCTATAAGGTAAAACATAAGCATAAATATATCTCTATATCTTATCTGATACTCCTCACATGGGTAATCTCTTAATAATCTAAGCTGTTCTACTGTGAGGCTGCGTTTCCGGGTTTCCTCTTTTTTAATTGAAAATCTTCTGAATGGATACAATGTCGTGTACTCTTCATCAATGGCATAGTTGAATACGGTGCGTATGTTCCGTAAATGAATAGCGTAGGCGTTAACTTTCATCGTCTTTGCCATCCACGCTTCAAAATTTTCAAGCCACGATTTATCCATGCTTTCAAATGTACAGCGGCTATCGTATTCTTTAATCTTGTTCCTTGTGGTTGTATATACGGTCTTGGTACCTTGATTATTCTTTTTCGATATAAATTCATCAAGATAGTACAAGAATGTCTTTTCATTTTGGGTCTTATTGCTTATGGCTTCTTCTATCATTTTTTTTAATGATGCATCCGTTGTTGATTTCAGCTTACCCTGTTGCTCCAACGTTAATATTACAGTTTCCGCCTTGTTTATTATCCCGCGAGCGACAATGTTTCTTGGTTTATAATTTTGTGCCCGCATGGAATACTCATTTCCAGCCCACTCTTTATCCGATGCGCTTAATTGTGTAGCTATCATTATTTGTTTATTATGGAACACGTTCAACTTTAGAGGGTAAGTCCCATCTTTTTTTTGCCTTCTTTTATCAAGGTAGAATTTAACTGTTGCCATATATCTATTTCTTTTTGTTTATGCAAATCAAAAAATTTGCATAGAATTTGCATACAAAGATAGGACTAAAAGGGTCTAAAAGGGCCTAAAAGGGGTATGTTATGCAGCATATATAAAGAAATCAGGCAGTCACTTTATTTGTAACTGCCTGATTTTCAGAAGAGCGGAAGACGGGGCTCAAACCCGCGACCCTCAGCTTGGAAGGCTAAATTTCACACAACATAACTATCTAAAAAACAATAAATTACAAACGGTAAATAAATCATTTGCATACTAATTGCATAACTCTTTCTCTACTTATGCAATATCTTTAATTTATGAACTTCCCTGATATCATATACCTTGCACTCCTTTTTAGGCGTAACCTCTTGGCTTCCTCTTAATATCCTTACTTCGTTTTCAAGATCATCTACTCTCTTGGAAACTATGTTGTACGCATCTAAGAGGTGCGATATGTATCTTACTAAATTCGCGTCGTTCATAAATATTTTTTGATGTTAAAACGATAAGTAAGAAATAAACAAATAACATTTTAATTTTGTTCCGAAATAAATAATGTTTATCAACATAATTTTCAAGCATAATTTATCGAACAACCCTCCCGGTATTGAAATCAATTATTACGCACTCTTGGTTGAAGCCCTTCTTCCGCTTAATCCAAGCTGTTCTCGCATGATTTCATTCTGTCCGGTCAACTTATCCATTGCAGACTTCATCCTTTCTATTTCAGCCTTTAAGTCGGCTATCTGATTATCCTTGTCCTTAATCATATCTTCAAACATTCTTTGATTCTGTGAAGCGGTAAGGCTATTGGCCGGAGCTTTACCGGTGTCAAGAAACATATTCCCCTTTCCGGTAAGGATGTAGTTGGCGTTGACATTATATGTTTGACAAAACTCTTGCAACGTGTTCATAGACACACCGCATATTCCACGTCTTATTTTAGACATGGTGGCTTTTGATAAATTTTCTAAAGTGTTCCACACCTTATAATCGGTAAGTTCCAACTTTTCTATCGTCTCTAAAAAACGATAAGTGTAATCGTTAAACGCTTCCATAATTTATATTTTTTTCAATTACTGACTAAAAAAATGCCTAAAACATCATTGGTAACAAAAAATGTTACTATATTTGCACGCGTAACAAGTAGCAGTTGTTCGATGACATTGTTTATACTTACCCCTTCCCGGGTTAATTATATGAGATGAATCCTGTGATAGCTGCTACCTATTACGGGATTCATGCTTTTTATATGAATCTACAATCGGTTATAGTTTCCGCTTTACAAGATACTGCGGAGGGCTAACGGTAGAAATTGAACGTCGACCTATAACAGATTTAAAACAACCTTCCGAAGCATCATGGTGAAAGCCCATGAGGGGATGCACGAAAGAAGGCAGTCGATTGAAATAAGCGGACTGGTGCACAGGTGCAGGTTACGAGATAACCAACTCTGTAAAAGCTGAAAGCCGAGATTGGAAGCACCCAATTCAGAGCCGATGGGGTCGATACCTAACTTATACTGGTGATTTACCATCGAATTATCCCTGAACCGTTAGAGAGAAAAACCACTCTCTACGGGTAAGGGGATGATTCACTCAAAAATCAACGTTTCCTTCAAACCTGGTAATTTGTAAGTTAACATAAAGTATAATAATTACTTGATTAAATAATAACTACATAATTAATAACTACATATTATGAAGAAAATAACAAAGATTGAAATTATAATGTCAGTAGATGAAGATTCTGATTTGTATTCAAGAGATATATTTTTAAACGGGGAAAAAGTTTTTCACGATGAGTTCAAAAAAAATCTCTTAAATACAAAAGACTTTATTCATGAGTTTGCAAATAAGCTAATAAACGGATTTAAGAATGATAGACCATAGCCATTTAAAAAACATTTGCGGCCACCCGGTCATCGAAAATATAGACAAAATCAAAGCGATTTTTGCTATACGAACGGATTTTATGGTGGCTTTCTTGCTTTTATTTGACAAGTTCCTATCATATTCATCTCTTTCAATCTGTTCTATTAGGTTGTCAAAGTGTTTAGTATCAATAAGCCGTTTGGCTTCTTGGGTGACTTGCAAATCTCCGTATCCAATATTTTTGCCTGCTCCTAAACTTTTTAGCTTCTCAAAAACTACTGTACCACTACTGCCGAATAATTCTTCGCACTTTTTTAGGGAAATGCTTTTGTTCCTAATTATGTATTCGGTAGCAGATTCGCACATCAAAATCAAATTTTTGTCCATAAAATTATATTATCAATTAACCGATTGTATCAATAAATCAAAGATCGAATTATGAAAAATAGAAACTCAAGACGTATTCCACAAGAATGGTGGGACGATTACTACAAGCAAAGAAGAAAAAACAGAATACACAGTGCTTTTAGCATCTTAATTCCAGCCATTGTATGGATATTGTATATACTACTTGTCAAGTTTGGATATGTTATACCCTCTTGATTTTATCTTTTTATATATCTTATCGGTTTTCTTGCTTGATTTCCGATAAGATAAAAAGAAGCCAATACCAGCAAATAGCAAAAATGCCGAAAAGAAAATTATTGCATTTTTAATATTTTCGCTTCTAAAAGAACTTGTTGCAAAAGATAAGGTTATTCCTATAAGTGATGAAAAGCAAGCTATCGAATAATTAAGTTCCTTCCCTCCATTTTCTCCTTCTCTTAAAGCTTCAAGTTCTCCCTCTTCAACATCGTATATTATGATTTTTTCTATTGAACCTCTTACTATCTTCGGTTCTTTGTATTCCGAACCACCCTTGACAGCCTTCATATTAGATACACGTTTTTAACCACCCATCGGCAGAGTCTACTATCATCCATGCCGCATCTATACTTGACCGCATAACGAACAGAATACAGTCACCTCCCATCTTATCTAATACTATGTCCCTTATCGCCTCGCTCGTATAGGATGAGGACACCCTTACAGCATAAGTATTCTCCATTATCTTCACATAGGTAGACGAGTACCCACGAATCACATTCTCAAATTGAGCTACGGCATTTTTATTGTTTAGCTCTATACATATTATAAAAACCTTATCATTCATACTTATATCTATTTAATAATCAATCAATTATACAAAACATGTTTTATAACATAAAAAATAGTAACATAAAAAGCTACTATTTTATTGTAGTAACAAAATAAGTCACTATATTTGCACTGTCGTTAATCAACAAAGCGGTTAACAACGTTACAAATCAATGTAGATACAAAGATAATAAAATAAATAAAGAAAACAAATATGAAGTACGATTTATCAGACATAATGAAAAGAGCTCATAACCTTTATAAGACAGGTAAATACACTTGGTCTGAAAGTTTGAGAAAGTCTTGGAAAATGGCAAAGTTTACTATTCGTACAAGAGAGGAAATTGCCAACATGGTAGATTATAAATCTATCGACAATAAGGCTTTTGCTGATAAATTGAGAAAAGAGCACGAAGGGTGGAAACCAGCCGAAAGAAGTAAGTATGATGACTTCTCCGCTCCTGTATCGGCTTATTATACAAACAATAATAGAGGACGATTCGGTTCTTGCTTTGTAGGTGATTAATACAATAATATATAAACATGAATGACATTAAAACAGTAGCTGTAAAAAAAATATCTCCGGCAGATACATTGAAAAGCATAAAGGTTGGTGATACGGTGATTATAAAGGATAAGCATGTAAAGTCCAATGTGGCCCGATCCACTATATCAAGGTTGTCAAAAAAGGGATACTCTTTTTATTCGAAGAGCTGTCCTGAAGGTTTGATAGTAAAAAGACTTCAATAATAATTATCATTATGAATATCAACAAAGTATCTAAACAGATAGCTGTATTCGCTTTAGGCTTTACAGGATTCTTTTTCCTTCTCGGAATAGTTGGAAAATCTGATTATAATGAAGAGGTCATATACAATATGACAGAAACGGCTTACAATGTTATTGTAGATTCCCTCGGTGAAGGTTGCAGCGATACGCAGATCGTGAAGACTTATTTAAGCAACAAAGATTACTACGATAGTTTAAACTGGTAAGGTATGGGACGCTCAAAAAACACCGGAAAGGTAGAGCCGGTAAACAAACTATGGCTCTCTGCCAAAGAAGCAATGGCATACTTAGGATGTGGAGAAAAACTGTTGGAAAAACTAAGGAATAATGCCGAAATATCATTTTCAAAATACGACAGGCGTACTATATGGTACGAACTGAGAAGTCTTGAAAGATTCATAGAAAAAAACCGCGTTGTGTGAATAACGCTCCTTCCTCTTAGCTCAACGGTTAGAGCATCGCTAAGGTTATTTGTTCGTAAGGGTTTAGCGTTTCCGGTCTGTTCCGGTTAGCGATTGTTGCACGTTCGATTCGTGCAGAGGAAGCAAGATACACCGTTCTTTGACGTGTTGAATGTGAAACAAAGTTTGAATATCTGATATTCGGATTTGTTTCAATATAACTAAGGATTACGTATAGCGGAAACGCCGAAACTACGTATAGGCTTGGTTATCGTGATTGTTTCTCGCACCGAAATGTCCTACGGTAGAGAAGTATGCGGTTTGGGCGCCCGTATCGCGAGAAACAACAGGTCATAAAGACAACATAAGCGTCCGATATAGTCTTAAATCGGTATAAAGTATGCGGTGGGAATGAAAGGCGGCCGTACACGCTTATTATATATATTCTCGTGGCTCACCATAAGGCGAGTGGTAAGGCTTAACATCGGAACGCTCACGAGAACTGAATTATCCTATGGATGAATTATTTGTTTAGGTTGCCGGGCGGTCTGAGAAGATAGTCCGGTTTTTAGTTGGAAATCATCAATAACAATATAAATAACCGCAATAAGGTAGTGCTATTACTGTACTAAAAGCCGCGAGATAAACGAAGTGCGCACCGTTTTGATTTAACCTTGTACAGGCGGTTCAATAGAGAAAATAGTTATTCAATAATAATAGATTACAATATATGAATTACGGAATGCCCTACATGGGTTCAAAATCAAAAATTGCAAAATGGATTGTGGATATGCTTCCTGCGGCCCATACATGGGTTGAACCATTTGCCGGAGGATGTGCAGTAACTCATGCGGCCATCCTTTCCGGAAAGTATAAAAAATTTATCATTAACGACATAACAGATAGCGCAAAAGTATTCGTTGATGCTATAAATGGTAAGTTTAAAAACGAAAATAGATGGATAAGCCGAAGCGATTTTTTAGAACTCAAAGATGAAGATGCTTATGTTCGATTGTGTTTTTCTTTCGGTAACGATCAAAAAACATATTGCTATTCACGAGAAATAGAGCCTTATAAACGTGCATTTCATTATGCAGTTATGTTTAATGATTTTAAGCCGTTTGAGAATCTCGGGATTAAATTAAATATAAGCAAAACGTTTAACAGTGATTATGAAAGAAGGATTCATATAAGAAGGCATCTTATTGCAATAAGAAAAGACAAACACGCTGGATATTTGCAGAGTTTGGAGAGGTTGGAGAGGTTGCAGAGTTTGGAGAGGTTGCAGAGTTTGGAGAGGTTGCAGCCCCTGCAATTAGATTACAGGGATGTTCCGATTCCAAAAAACGATTACATTGTGTATTGCGATCCGCCATACGTGAACACAAAATCTTATCTAAACAGTTTTAATCACGATGAATTCTACAAATGGGCTTTAAGTATTAAGAATTTGTTTATTTCCGAATATGAAATGCCCGAACCTTTTAATAGAATAGAGATGAGGAGGAAGACGTGTACTTTCTCTGCGTTAAAAAATGATACGAAGAAAGAGGAAGGTATATGGGTTAACAAAAAATACGCAGAAAGAAACACAAGCCTGTCAATGCCTATTTTCAATAAGTAAAAAAAATAATGGAAAATGAGCTTGAAGAATTATATAAGGAGCTGAATAAAGTTAGGTCCTCTCCTTTGGCGTATCTTCCTGAATACGGATATTCTTCAAAGGAGGAAATTATCCAGCTTATAGAGCAAGATATAGAGGAGTTGCGCACAGAGATAGAATGTAGTCAATATGATTACACACCTGATGAGCTTGAAGAAGAAAGGATGAGCCTTTGTGTCAGTCAGGGGTTATCAAGATATTGTTAAACTAATAAATATAAATATATGGATAATAAATCAAACTTGGATTTATACAATAGAATTAGGGAAGTTCCGAAAGAAGCTTTAAAAACCATCATTGCGGGGAGGCTAAAAGGAATGTATGATATAAATCCGATGTGGCGCATAAAGAAGCTAACAGAAGAATTTGGAGTTTGCGGATTTGGATGGAGGTATGAAATATTAAGGATGTGGACTGAAAAAGGAGGGGGCGACGTAATATCGAGTTTTGTTCATATAAACCTATATGTAAAGATGAATGATGAATGGAGTGAAGCTATTCAAGGCGTCGGCGGCTCTTCATTCGTTACCAATGAAAAAAACGGTCTTTATACTTCTGACGAATGTTATAAGATGGCGCTGACAGATGCTATATCGGTAGCCTGTAAAGCATTAGGAATAGGAGCAGATGTATATTGGAATAAGGATAGTACCAAATATAATAATATACAACCACAACCTACTCCGTCAATAGACAATCGCAAGATGCTAAACAGAAACCAGTTAAGCGATGAAAAACTTATGGAATGGATCTATATGCGACTTGATGCCGCAAAAAAGGAGGGGAAAAGGCTTTCATTAGTTAATCTTATAGATGCAAATTATAAAGTCTCTCAAGAAGATATAAACGCGATATCGTCTAATTACGAAAAATACATGATAAATAAAAAATAACAATGAGAAACGAATTGTCAATAAAAAAAATTCCAACAACAAAATCTGAACAAGAAAGCCTTGCTTCCTATTTTGTAAAAAATGTGCTTAACGGAGAAATATCCGCAATAGAAGCTGTCGTGCAAATGAAAAGCATAAGTGATACAATTTCCTTGTTTTTAAAAAACAACGAAGTTAGGGAGTCTACTATCAAAGAATTGGAGAGATACGGGAAAGGAGAGAATCCCTCATATAAAGGTGCTACTATTCAGATCAAGGAAACTTCCGTAAAATATGATTTTACAGGATGTAATGATCCTGTTTGGGATAAGCTGAACGACGCAAAGAGAGATATAGATGAAAAAATAAAGAATAGAGAAAGTTATCTTAAGCTTATAAATGGAAGTAAAACTGAAATAGATGAAGAAACAGGAGAAATATATACCATTTATCCTCCTTCCCGTTCATCTTCTACATCTTACGCTATCACATTTAAAAAACAATGACCTATGTATCGTATAAGTGTAACTTCCTTAGAAGCCTTTAGACGTTTCAGAGACAAGCACTCTGTATGGGATACGGAGGAGCGCCTCCTAAACGTTCTTTCAGGGAAAAAAGAGCCTAATTCCTACGCTACAATCGGATCTTGTTTTCATAAAATTGTAGAAACAGGAAAAGCTACATATATAGGTAACGGAATATTTGAACAGGAAGAAGATGGGGTTATTGTAAGATTAAACAGCAAGGCGGTAGAAAATGCCATTTATTACCGGAATAAGTATCCGGGAGAGCACGAAGTGCATGGAGGAAAAGATTTTTATTCGTCTTTGTTTGATATTCATGTGCATGGATATGCCGATTTGAAATACGACAAGGTGATTCGAGACATCAAGACCAAATATTCCACTCCGCACACAGATGATTATACAAGATCGTGCCAATGGACTTTTTATCTTGATATCTTTAATTGCTCTACATTTTATTTTGATTTATTTCAGTTCGGGGGATATAGGAAAAATATGTTTACTGACGTTGTACATACTGAATTTATTCCTTATGAACCCATAGAGTGTCATTACACCGATTCCTCAAAAGAATATAATATAAACATAATAGAAGATTTCTGCTATTATATCCATTCAAATAACCTATATGGATTACTTAAAACAAAAGAAGAACTTTATAATATTTAAAAACATTTTCTTATGAATTTAACCGGAAGCATAGATTTGCTGAAGCTTGAAAAGACAGGCATAGCAACAATTAAAAACAAAAAGTGTGTTATTATTCCCATTGAGGAAAATGACTTGTATGTAAGCATGGACGAAAATCTGAAAGCGAAGTCCGTATATCTTGGCCTTAATGTTAATGAACGAAGAGAACCGAGCCAGTTTGGGAAGACGCATTATTGCAAGCAGTCTTTATCAAAACAATATAGGGATGCGAACAAGACGGAGGCAGAGGCCAAATCAAAGGTTTATCTTGGAGACTTCAAGCCTTATGAGTTTGAGGGTTCAAGCAATGCGGCTACTACGGTGGAAGCGCCTGTTGTTTCAATAAATGACGACGATCTTCCTTTCTGATGTGTAACTTAAAACATAAATACCATGCTGTACGAATTTAAGCTTAAAGTAAACAAGGTTAACGAGAAAGGCGATGAAAAAGAAGTCACCGAGCAATTCATCACTGATGTAGATTTGTTCTGTCAGGCGGAACAGAAAGGACTTGAAATGTACGCTTCTAACAATATGGAATGTGACGTTTTCGCAATCAGCCGTAGCAAGATACGTGAGATTGTCAATGAGAAGCAGGATGATGAGTTCTTTTACAAAATAACCCTTGTTGAAGTTTTCGTTGACGACAACGGGAAAGAAAAAGAGAATAAATATTACGTTCTCATATCGGCAAAGAATATGGATGATGCCAACAAAAAGGCGGCGGAATACATGAAGCAGGGACTTCAAGATATGAAGCTGGATGCTATTGCCAAAACAAAGATTTTAGACTTAATAAAATAAACCAAAAGCCCTCTACTGATGTAGAAGTCCTGTGAAAGGTTCAGGTTAAGATTTAATCAGCTAACAAATTAACTATCCCGGTGTGGTTTGACCGCCTATCCGGGAACAAGGGCCTGTGAAGGTCTTCTTTATTCATTAAGAATCACTTCCTCGTCAAGCCCAATCAGGGTTACGCCAATGGCACTGTATACGGGAACTGGCGAGAAAACGGAGAATATGGTAGCGCTGTACGTATTGGAATGACATAGTGTGATTTGCCATGATTATTTAAGGTTAGTTTATATTCAGTTTCAATAATTCCAGCAAAACAGCGTGCCCTGTTCGATTCGGGGCTTCTCCTCTAAATATATTTACCATGAGACTTACATTAACCAAAACCGAAATTGCAATTGTTCAGAAACTTGTGATAGACCGAAAGTGTGACATTCATAATGCAAGAGGTGACAGCAAGCAGTATGAGATGCTAAGTAAGCTAAACAAAAAGATTGCAAGGCAGGCAAAGAAATTTTATAAAACATGAAACCCTACGTAATTACCTCTATGGCTCTCATTACACACAGCGGGAAAAAGTTACCACTTACAGTAATAGAGAGTCACATCCTAACAAAGCCTTTGGAAGCAATCAAGGATAAGCTGCTTGATGCTTTCTCTACGATGAAAGACAAACCTGTGAATGTTGAATTAAAAATAAAATATGTATGATATATGATAAACAGATAATAAGGGGGAAGATACCAAGTAAATCCAATTGTTACAAGATTGTTACATTGTACGGTCATGGTTCTTTGGCTAAGCAGAAAGTTCTTAAAGAGTACGAAAAAACTTTTTATGTACAATGCGGGCTTAGAGACAAAAAAATAAAAGGCTTCTTCAAGATAAACATAGATGTGTACCACGAAAACTTGCGTCCTGATCTTGACAACGCTTTTAAAATTTTACTTGATTGTCTTCAATCGTGTAAAGCAATAAAGAATGACCGCCAATGTGTAGAAATACATGCGCGAAAACTGGTTGACAAACTTAATCCGAGGATAGAGTTTGTAATCGAAGAGGTTGAATTATAAAGATGTATAACTATGGCAGAATCATTCAAGAATGACTACAAAGACGACAAACTCCGCTGGGATTTGCTTCCGCTGGATTTGATAGAGGAAGTAGTTAAGGTATATCACTTTGGCGCAAAAAAGTACGCTCCTAATAGCTGGCAGAATCTTCCTGATGCGGAAAACCGATATTATTCTGCGCTTCTTCGGCACTTGGTAGCATATCGAAAAGGTGAAACGAAAGACGAGGAAAGCGGGCTTCATCCGCTTGCTCATGTTATATGGAACGGGCTTGCACTGCTCTATTTTGCAATAAAGAAAAAATAATAAAAATCCCGATGATTCATTTGGGGATATAGATGAGTATAAAAAATGTTTATATGGAAATAAATAGAATAGCCCATGAATGGGCATGCAATAATAAAGACAAGTCTTTAGAGGAAGCTTTCACAGCGGGGTTTAGCTATAATCATAAAATTGCAGGATTAAAGAATATAGATGAACGAAAGGAGAAGTTTAAAGCAGAAGTGCTTCTTTATCAAGGTCAATATCCTGATTATATGCTGATTGAATTTTATGAATACTGGTCTGAGTGCGGGGGACGGAAAATGAGGTTTGAGAAAGAAAAGACATTCGAGGTTAGTAAGAGATTAGCGCGCTGGAGTAATAATAGCTTTAGAAATAATGGGAACAGAAATTACACTAACAAGCAAGGAAATAGCGGTTCTATCTTCCAAGCAGCTGATAGCTATCTGCAAGAACATCAGTAGCGAGATAACAACCATTAAACAAGCAATCAATTCTCCGCCAATCCAGCTGTCACAATGGAAATCCGTTAATGCGGATTGCATAAAGGCCGTCCTTGTAAAATTTATCGAAGGAACACTTTTGTTTTATGGAAGAACGAGGGAAGACATGAATGATTATCAAGTCGCTTCCGTCGTTAACTCTATTCTTGAGAAATACTACTATTTCCATATTGAAGATGTATGTCTTTGCTTTAAACGCGCACGTGAAAATTCGGCATACGGTAAGTTTTACGGACGCATTGACGGTTCTGTAATAATGAACTGGTTTGCTACCTACGATAAAGAACGTGACGAGATAATACATTCTTTCAATGATGTAAGTACCGAGCATGATACGTCCGAAAACATATCTCGCGAAGAATATAAGGAAATACTTCTTGCAAGAATAGCCGGAGGAGATTTGTATGCCAATGCCGATTACATGAAGATGTGCGAGATAAACAACATATTCTTTGAGAATAGATTCGAGATAGGAAATTACAAGTATAACAGGTTGCACAAGTTTGATAAAAAGTTATGAAGCTAACAGTATGCTGGACCGCAAGAGGCAGAAACAAACGTTTCTATCACGATATATGCCGAAAATTTGGAATATCAGACTATATGAGCATCAACCATGAAACACCATGTGATATAAAGGATGAAGATATGGAGTTGCTGCGCGAATGTGAGAAGCGCGGATTTTTACAGATAAGAAGAAAGCAATGAATATTCAGGGATATCCAATTCTCTGCACCGGGAGAATCGAAGACAAAAGAACACTTTCCCGATGCAGGCGATGTCCGTTGTTCAACAGAAGATATCCGGTTTATTCTTCATGGAGGATAGACGGAGAATGTTGCTGTGTAGCGGATATTATTGTAATTGATAAAAATATAACATAATAATGGAAAAACTAACTATAAACGACTTACCCGAAGATGTCTTAGAGAGAATGAGGAGAGCAATTAGGGAGGACAGCCAAATGATTGCTCTAAAGAACAAGCACTCCCAGTATATAATCAACAGGCAATATGCCAAGGCTGTTTTACTAAAGGAAAAGATGCAAAAGATAGAGGATCGGGTAATACGTGAATATCTTGACAGCTACGAAGGTGAAACGGAGAATATGCAGAGCCTAATGTCGGATATGTCGCCCGAAGACAGGGAGTATATCAATACCTGCACCAATGCGATTATTCTAATCTGTGACATGATAGAAACGTTTACAATGGACTTTAACCAAGTTCTTAAGAAATATCATCCTGATTACCGATTGGAGATGTACGATAAGATAATGCAGGTAGGAAAGGAAGCTAAGGCCCATGTACAGTTCATGTCGGAGTGTACGGACAATGTCTATCAGTGTTCATTTGCAGACAGCGCGGATGATATTACGGAGCTTGTGAGGAACAAGGCCCGTTCGCTAATACGCAAGGTTAAGGCTAAGGAGGAGAATAAATGAAACTAATCTATAACGCAATAATCTTTCTCATGGACTGGCTTTCGATAGAAGTTAGAGAGGAGGAAGATTGGTTTTGAAAATAATAAAATGAAAGAAATAAAACTTACACATGGTTCCCTTTTTAGCGGCATAGAGGGTTTTGGGTTAGGCGCTGCACTTGCCGGCATAAAGACCGAATGGAGTTGTGAATTTGAGGATTATCAATCATTAGTAATAAGGAAAAACTTTGGAGAAGAGCATGAGATCAATAGAGATATTAGAACGTATCAAAGTCCTCCGTTTGTTGACATCGTCAGCGGTGGATTCCCTTGTCAGGACATCAGCATTGCTGGGAAAGGTGTCGGAATTATCGGTGAAAGAAGCGGCTTATGGACTGAGATGTATAGAATTATACGGGAAATTAGACCCCGTTATGTTATCATTGAAAACAGTCCAATGCTCCTTGTTCGAGGGTTTGAGCACGTCTTATGCAACCTTTCCGAAATCGGGTATGATGCTGAATGGCAATGTCTATCGGGTACCGACTTTGGAATACAACAGGGTAGGGAGCGATTATATTGTATTGCCTACTCCAACGAAGTCAACGGCAAACGGAGCATGCAAGAATCGGTATTTCGGAAGCCCTACTTACCGGGGCAATATACACGAGTATATCCGGGATGGCGAACAAGACAGTCAATACCCTCACCCAAGTTTGTTGGAAAATATAATGAACTTCCCAATTGGGTGGAGCGAGTGCAATGTTTAGGAAATGCGGTACAGCCGATAATTGCGCATTATCTGTTTGAGTGCATTAAGATATTTGACAGAAACATAAAGAATTAAACTATTTCGACAAGTGAAGTATATAATATGAATACACAATTTGAACGTTCAGCTAAACCTACCTCATTGCTTTTGGAGAAGGAAATGCAGAAGTGCTAAGGACGTGTGATATAGCAGGTAAATATGTACGAATAAATTAAACTAACAACAATATATTATGAAAAAGAAATTAACTCCTGATAATATTCAGGAACTTACAGAAAATCAGATATTCGTTTTTGGCTCTAACATGAACGGTAATCATGCCGGAGGTGCGGCAAGATTAGCCGTAGAAAAATTTGGTGCAGTGATGGGGCAGGCAGAAGGCATACAAGGCCAGTCCTACGCCATTCCAACGTTGGATAAGGATATGCAGAAAATAGCCGAGGAAGGGTTAACAACCTATTTAGGAAACTTCCGAGAGTTTACTGAAGAACATCCGGAAAAGGAATTTCTTCTCACCGCCATTGGTACAGGAATAGCCGGATTTGATACAAGCTATATGGCGTACATGATACTTAGAGCAAATCTTCCTGATAACGTTACTCTGCCAAAGGAGTTTACCAAAATAAAAGGATACAAGGGTTTTAATCCAGATATGACATGCCGAGGGTTTAAATACGAAGAAGGCAAGGACTACGAGGAGGAAGGAGAAATAAGAGCTTGCGAAAATGGATTTCATTTTTGTCTTCATCCATTGGATGTATTTGGATATTATTCGCCTGCTTATATAGGTATGAATAAGTTTCACGAAGTTGAGGGAAGCGGTGATATGGATGCAGATGAGGATAATACAAAGATCGCTTGTTCTAAAATACATATCGGGGCAAAACTCGATATAAAAGGGCTTGTGAAAGCAACCGTATCTTATGTAAAGGAACGGTGCACTAATAGGAATAATGCAAATCCGGGGTTTCCTGCGACCGCTGGTAATTATGGTGCTGCGACCGCTGGTAATTATGGTGCTGCGACCGCTGGTGATAGAGGTGCTGCGACCGCTGGTGATAGTGGTGCTGCGACCG